GGGGTCGCAGTGGGGGCAGGCGTCGGGCTGGATGTCGGTCATCGGGTGCTCCTGTGTGCGCGTGCGGTTTGGTAGAGGGCGCGGCCTGCCCAGCGGAGGGCGAGGAGGATCGCGGAGATGAACGGGGCGCAGACGATGCCGACGCCGAGGCCGTAACCGGGGTTCACGACGCCTCCAGCGTGAGATGAGAAAGCCGCTGGGCGGCCAACTCGCAGTACTTCTCATCGGCTTCGATCCCCACGGACCGGCGGCCGATCATGCGCGCTGTCATGAGCGTCGATCCGCTCCCGGCGAAGGGGTCCACGACCAAACCGCCCGGCGGGCACGCGTACTGGATGAGTGGCTGCAAAATCCCGGAAGGCTTCTGGGTCGGATGAACGGCGTGGCCGCGCAAGTTCTTGACGTCGATGACGCTGGTTGCGAGGCGAGTGCCGTCATCCACCCAATCGGCCTTGCCGATCTCCCCGGTGTGCATGCCCGAGGTGACGGTCCGGCGGACGGCACCTTCGTTGCGGCCGCGGTGCGCCACGCGAACGGCGTCGTGGTGTATGGCGTTCCACTCGCCGCGGTACCAGTGCAGAGCGTGCTCGTGGACTCGCCTGAAGCGGTCGGCGGCGAAGCCTGTTCCGGCGTTCTTCTTCCACACCACGTCTTGACTGAGCTTCCAGTCGGTGAACTCCGGGCTGCGGTTGAGGAACATGCGCATGCTGCCGAAGCACCACATCGAGTTGGCGACGGCCGCGGCGAGGGTGGGCCAGCCGTCGGGCCAGCGGTCCCACGTCAGGTGGTGGGTATCGGCATACGGCGGGTCGGTGACGATGCAGTCGGCGCGCAGGCCGAGCGCGGGGAGGATCTCGCGCATGTCGCCCAGGTGCAGGGTGACCGACTCGTCCTCGTAGTACGGGGTGTTCATGCGGTCTCCTCGTAGTCGAGTGGCTGGCTGTGGGCCCAGGAGGGCGCGCGCGGCCCTGTGCGGTCGCCTGAGGGCTTCCGGGGCCCGTGAGGCTCCCGACCCCCATTCGGGGCGTGCGGGGCGCCAGGAGCCGCACTGTGGCCTCGTGACGGGCGCAAGGCACGCCACGCCCACGCGATGCCCGCCGCCATGCTGAGGAGCAGCAGCGTGCCCACGACCGCGAAGACGGCAATCCAGGCGAGGAGCGCCCACAGCATGCGGTCGACGGCCTCGTACACGTCGACGATCACGGCGACCGCCTGCTCGGGTCCGTCTCGACGGCGAACGTGGTCGTGACTCGCACGAGCCGGTACCGGCACTTCGGGCTGGCGCCCCGGCGCTCGGCCATGAACTCGGCCGCGCGGCTGAGCGGGAACAGGTTGCTGGTGTGGTCGCTCCAGGCGCCGCCGGGCTTGTACTGGATCTGGAGCATCCACGACGTCTGAGGCGGGCGTTCGTGTCGCGCCATGGTCAGGCCTCCTCGTCGGGCTGCGCCACAACAGCGGGCGCGGCTTCGGCAAGTGCTGCACCCAGGGCGTCACGGAGCTGGCCAGCGGCCTGGACCTGGAGAATCAACTGCCCGGCAGGAGCGAACTCGGCGAGGTTGACGGCCTTGTTGATCCACACGGCTACCCGTCCGTCGTGGTGGACGGCACCGGCGGACTCGTCCCAGAACAGCAGCGGCGGCTCGGTCTCGGGCTGTGGCGTCTCGTCGGCCATGCGGTCGAAGGTGTCGGCGAAGGCTCCGCGCCTCACCGCTACGGCAGCTTCACGGAATGCCTCGGCGCGGACGGCGGCCTGGTCGATGCTCGCGGGCAGCACGGACAGGACCGCGTCGGCGATCTCGTAACTACGGGCCCTCGCAATGACCTTCGGCAGCGTGTCGAGCAGGATCGGCACCGCCACATCGGCGATGTGGTCGCGGAGGTCGGCCCGGTCTGTGGCAGGCGCAGGCCCGGCAGACACGACGGCAGGCTCGTAGGTCTCCGCGAGCACGTCCTCAGCGACCGGATAAAACTCGCCCTTCACACCACACACGACGTGCTGCCCGGTGTACACGCCGACCCACGTGGAGTGCAGGACGTCGAAGACCTGCGCGGTGATCTCCGGGTCCTCGGCGCGGTCCTCCGGCGGGACGGCCTCGAAGCGGTGGTTGGTGAAGGCGATCAGCTCGGCTTCGTTGCTGCCAGTCCACTGGACGGTGTCGACCTCGATGGGGCGTTTGCGGTAGCGGGTGATGGTCACGGTGTGGCTCCTCCGGTGTGGGTGTGCGGGGGCGGACGATCAGACGGCGGCGGGCGGGTTGCGGCGGTAGACGTCGAGTGCGGTGCGCCCGTTGACGATCAGGTGCGGGGCGGCCTGCTTGGCGAGCTGCTGCGCAGTGCTGAGGCCGAAGCGATGCGTGGCGATCCACGCGTCATCGCGCTCCGAGGGCCGCGGCTCGTACTCCCACACGCCATCAGCGCCGAGACAGAACGGCCGGTCGAGGACCGCCCACGAGTCGGGGCCGCGCCACTCGATGCTGATCGTGAAGTGGCGGCGGGGCTCGGCGTCGGCGGGGAAGATCGACACCTCATAGCGGGTGGCTTCGACGAACGGGATGGGCGGCTGGTCGTGGTGTTGGGGTGTGGTGGGCACGGCGTGGCTCCTCGCGCGAGGTAGTGATCGACTTGCGGGTTTAGGCGGCTTCGGGCTGGTCGACGAGGTGGAGGTGCGGCCGGCGGTCGCGGTGGTAGGTCCAGTCGTCGAGGGCTTCTAGGAGGGCGGCGACGTGGGCGGCTTGCTGGTCGGGCGTCCATGTGGGGCGACGGTCTGCGGGTGCGGGCCTGGTCGGGATCGCCTCACTCATCAGCCGCTCGTACGGGCTCGTCATGCGACGGCCTCGGCTTCCTGGTAGCGGCGGTGGTGGACGGCACGCAGCGGCATGGGGTGGCCGCTGGCGGTGCGGCAAGCAATGCCGGGGGTGACTTGGCATTGGGGGCAGCAGGCGGTTTCGCGGGCCCATTGGGCGGCGCGGCGGGGGTGCGGCTGGTTGAGGGGGCGGCCGAGGAGGGTTTTGCAGGGTTGGCCGGTGGGGGCGTGGCAGCCGGGGCAGGGGATGGTGTGGGCGTGGTGGGTGGTGTGGGTGGTCATTCGGGTTCTCCGGTCTGCTGGTCGCGGGCGGCGGCGGTGTGGGCGGTGTGTGCGGTTTTGCGTGCATCGTGGGATGCGATGGCGAGTTTCCGGCCGCGGGGGCTGGTGCAACGCTGGCCGGGCGGGGCTTGGCACCAGGGGCAGCGGATGGACCACTCGGGGAGCTGGGTCACGACGTTTCGGTCTCGCGGATCTGGTCCTGGAACTCCTGAAGCTGAGCGCGCTCCTCGGGGGGAAGCTGGCTGAGGTAGGCGGCTGCGGCTTCCTTACGGGCGGCGATCTGGTTGGTGTCTTCGCGAGGGAGGTCGTGGGCGTCGCGGGCTGCGCGGCGGCGGACGGCATGCGGGACGGTGCGCGGGCTGCCGTTGCTGCGGCAGTGCCTGCCGAGGGGGGCGAGGCAGGCGGGGCATGCCACGGTGAGGGGGCCGACGCGTACCGGCCGGCGGCTGCCGCTCGCATCGTCGTCGGGTACGTCGTGGCCGACTGCGGCAAGTTCACGGAGCAGCCGCGGGTCGGGAGTACCTGGGCCGAGGGCGCGGAGTCCGGTGTCCGGTCCGATGCGGCCGTCAGCAAGGGCAGCGGTACGGGCGCGGAGCCGGGCCAGGTACTGCTCCGGAGTCTCGTCCGGGTCGCCGTCGTAGCGGAGGTTGGCTACGCGTTCGCGGCGGGCCCGCTTGGCGATGTCGATCAAATCGACTGCGGTTGCCCGGTAGCGGTCCTGCGGCTGGCGGCGGGCCATCTCCTGGTAGAAGGCGGTGAGTGCGGTTTCGGCGTCGGCGCGGGTGAGTCCTGCGGCGGACAGGTCGGCGTGCCAGGCGAGGATGTCGGCTCGTCCGACGGTGCGTTGGTCGCGGGCGGCGGCGAGGCCGAGGAGTGTTGAGGCGTCTTCGTAGGTGATCACTGGGCCTCCTTGTGGGCGGCTTCGTATTCGGCTTGCATCTGCCGGCCGAGGTCGAGGGCGGCTTGGACGCGGGCGTCGGTGGTGGAGGGGCGGGGCTGGGTGAAGGGCACGACGTTGGTGCTGGGGCGGGTGGCGCGCTCGGACGCGTACTTCGCGGAGCGGCGGATCCACTTCTGCCATTCGGTCGGCCAGTTGGGGCGGCGGACGTTTTGGGCGCGGAAGTGGTCGACGAATTGGGCGGTCTCGTAGTCGAGGTCGAGGTTGGGGCCGAAGGTGCGGAGGGCCCAGGCGCGCATGGCGTCGGTGAGTTGGAAGCCGTCGATGTCGATCGGGGAGGGCGCGTCAGCGTCAAGATCGGGCGCGCTACTAACCGCACCTTCCCCACCTACATCAGCCATAGAAGGGGTTGGGGTCGGGACGGGACGGGACGGGGCGCCGTTAGTAACGCCGTTACGAATCTCTGTGACCTGCGGTTCTGTCTTCAGAACGGAGCGACTTGGGGTCGCCGTCGTGTCGCCGTCGTGTCGCCGTCGTGCTGCGTTCGTGTCGCCGTCGTGCGTTTCTCCGGTGCGCGTAACGCCGTTACTAACGCCGTTACTTGACGGGGCGCCGGGGCCCGGCGGGACCGGCTTTCCGTTCTTGCGGCGGCGGAACTTCTCCTGTCTTTCGGCGTTCTTCTTCCGCTCGGCGATCACCTGTTCGCGGGACGGGTTGTAGTCGAGGAAGTCGTGGATGGCCCAGCCGTCGTCGGTGCGGTCCCACAGGCCGGCGTCTTCGAGTTGCTTCGCGGTCGCCTTCAGGCCCCGGATGTGTGCGACGAGAGTCAGTTCGCGGTCGGTGATGCGTCCGTCCGTGAGGTTTTCGGAGCACCAGCAGATCGCGGAGATGTGCAGCCGGAACGCCCGGTCGGACAGCAAGGCGATCTTGCGGTGCGACGGGAACCGGTCGTCGAGCTTGACCCAGGGCATCTGCACTTCTTTCGGTCGTGCTGGTCGGGGAAAGCGGTGGGCCGCCCGCGGTGGACGGCCCGGGGCGGTCTAGGGCTCGTCGAGGAGGAGCTTGATGAGGCGGGCGATGTCGTCCGGGCCGAGGTGCTTGCGCAGGGTGCGGGCGATCGACTCAGGCGACGTGAGGACGACCCGGGGCTTGCGCCAGCCCTTCTCGCGGGCGGCGGCATTCGCGGTGACCTCGCCGTTGACGACCTGCTCGGCGAGGGCGGGATCGTCACGCTTCAGCCGGGCGACGACCTTGTCCTTGGTGTCCGGCCTACCGACAGAAATGAACGTGTCACGTTCTTTTTGGGGGCGCCCCTGAGGGAGGGCAGGCTGCGTCTCATCCGCGATGAGTCGGGCGACCTCAGCGCGCATCGCGTCCATCCGCTCACGGACCGACGCCGCACCCTCACCCGGGTGCTGAAGCTGGAGGAGCGCCCGGAGTTGCTTGATGGAGTAGCCGAGACCGAATGGCGGGTTCGCCTCCACGAACCGGCGGAACGACGCGAACGGCTCCGGTCGGTCGGGCCCGGACGGGACCTTGCGCCACGTCCCGTCTTCGACGATCGCGGCCAGCCCCTCCAGCGCGCTTCCAGGAGAACCGCCGTCCCTGCGAAGGATGTGCTCCACCCGGTGTACGCGGCGCTGCTCGGGCGTCAGATCGCCGCCAGACACCACCCGGGTCACGACCGCCCCCGGATCGTCTTGGCTGCCCGCAGGCGAGCCTCAGCGTCCTCGACGGTACGTACTTCGTCAGAGCTGAAGCCGGCCATCTCGTTCACCCGCTTGGTGGTCTTGCCGATGAACTTTCCGTAGTCAGTCCGGCCGCCGGTGATGCCGCGGTCCGCGAGGTATGCCTTGATCTGCTCGTAGGTGTCGCTGTTCAGCTTTTCGATCTGCTGCTTGTCCGTCATGGGGGGCGCCGGCTGCGCTGTATCGGGCATGGGCTGCTGAGGGAACTCAACGGACATGACGTCTTCGGGTACGGAGGCCTTCGACCACTGGCCGAGCAGTTCAGCGAACGCCACCAGCTTCGTCACGTCGTCGACCATGCCAAGGTGCGACTTCGCCGAGTTGATAAGCAGCCGCTGGTCGTGATCCGCCTCGGCATCGTTGCTGACGGCCCGGATCTTCGTGATGTCTGTGGACTCGATATACGTCAACTGATCGTGCTCGGCCGGCTTGCGGCTGGAGTCATCCTCGTCCCGAGTGCGCTCCTGGCGGCGGCGCATGCCCTCGTCCTGCTCCTCGCGGAGCTGACCGAGGAACTCCTGCATCTGCGGGTCGTCCGGGGCGATGATGTGACAGGTCTGCTCGTCGAACGGCTCGTCGTCCCACACGCGCAGGCCGCGGCCGACGAGCTGCATCAGGTGACCCTGATCCCGATAGTGGGTGAGGACACCGACGACGGTAATGGGCTTGCAGTCGTAGCCGATGAACGCCATACGGACCGTGACGAGGATGTCTGCCGGCTGGGTCTTGAAGTCCTGCAAGGCCTTCTGGGCCGCGGCGCCATCGGCAGACACGGCGATGTGAACACGCAGACCCGGGTACTTGGCCAGCAGGTAGTCCCTGACGGTCTCGGCGTCCTTCTTTTCCATGCATGAGATCAGGCCGCGATACGCCGGGTTAAGGACCTGCTTTTCCCGCACGCTCCGGACGACCATGTCCGCCATCGGCTGCCAGGTGGTAGGCATTCGAAGGATCGGCTGGAGGTTGGACTCCCGGCTTGAGAGCTGGTACTCAACGGACCACTGGCGGCCGACATCGGTTTCCTTCACGGGACCGTCGTGCAGCAGCATCTCAAAGCGGCGCAGGTACTCGCCGTCGATGCCGTCGGCGTAGGTGGCCTCGGCGTGGCGGATGAGGCGCTCCTTGCCTTTCTCGTCCGGGTCGGCGTAGTCGGCGAGGATGAGCTTGCGACCGTCGGAGCGGTAAGGCGTCCCGGTGAGCAGAACGGTGTGGGCAGCGTGCTCGTGCATCTCCTTGATGAAGTGCCCGGCGCGGGTGCCTCCCCCGTTGTTGTTCTCGTCGCCGCAGAATTGGGCCTCGTCGGCGACCAGCAGGAACCGACCCTTGTGCTCCTCAGCCCAGCCAATGAATTCCTCAGGACGGGTGGCGAGTGCGGCGTAGGTGGAGACGAAGCCGGTGCCGACTGCTCCGGGTTGCGTCAGCGGCGGCCGGGCGTCGCTGTGCCGGATCTTCCCGAAGTGTGACTTCGCGTCGAACAGCTTGAAGTGTCCGTACAGCTCTCCGGTGTCCTTGTCCCGGCGCATCCAGTCGAGTTCGCACTGCTGGGCCAGGCTGATACGAGGAACGAACACGGCCAGATAGTCGATATGCCCGTGCCGCACAAGGTGTGTGGCTGCGGCCTGGTATGTGAGTGTTTTGCCAGTGCCGGGCGTTCCGAGCGCGACGGTGAAGCGGCGGTCGGTCGCGAGCCCGTCGAAGATTGCTTCGATGACGTCGGCCTGGAAGGGGCGTGGGTCGAAGGTGTCCGTGTAGGTCAAGGTTGATCCTTTGGTGAGGTTGCAGACCGGGCAGAGAGCACGGCCGTTCTGGACTCGGGTCGATCCGCCTTTGCTCCACGGGGTGTCGTGGTCGGCGTGCCAGCCGTGGTCGAGGGGCGTGGCGCAGGATTCGCAGCGGCCGTTTGCGCGCCAATACAGGTGAGCTCGCTGCCTTCGCGAGAAGAGGCGCCTGGCCATGGAGCTGCCTTTCTGCTCGGTCTGGTGGTTCGGTCCGGCGTACTGCCATACTACTTTAAAGATTGGCCAGATTGGAGAGATTGACCATGACTTACACTCTTGCCATGGGTGCTGACCAGGAGATTCGGATTGCGGACGACGGCGTCGCGGAGGTGTCCATGACCGGCGCGCGCGCGAACCTGACGCGGCTGATCCGCATGGTCCGCGAGCGCTCCACCCGGGCTGCTGCGTTCACTGAGCGCAAGGAGCGCCGGGTGTACGTCGTCACGCCGGAGTTCTACGAGGAAGCCGACCAGGCCCGGCCGCTGGTTCAGGCGTTCGCGCACATGCCGGAGAGCGAGCGCGAACAGGTGCTGAAGCTTGTGCGGCCCTATTGGCCGTAGCGCTGATCGCACCGTCTCCTCCTCTCTTCCCGGGGCCCCGCACTGTGCTGGTGCGGGGCTTCGTGCTGCGGCTACTGCGGGTGGTCGGCTTCAGCGAGCGGCCCGTGTTCGGCGACGAGGACCCGCCACCGGATGTAGTGGCTGCCGGTGCACGTCCAGCGGGCCCGGTGGCGGGTCCACAGGCGGCCGGTCCGGTCACGCACCTTGTGCACGCCGGCCGGAGCCTGGAAGGAGCCGGGACCGTCCGGCTTCCAGATACGGGCGGCCATCAGCCGTCCGTCTTTCGGATGCCGCCGCCGGGTGCCCGCAACGTCACGCCGGCCTCCAGCAGCAGTGCACGGGTCCCGCCGTATGAGCGGCCGAGTTGGTCGGCGACGGATCGGATGGTGGCGCCTTGCGCGTACAGGTCCGCGGCTTGAAGGCGGACTCGTACGCGTTCGGCGCCTTTGGTGTAGGGGCGTTTCTCCATGGGTGGTGCCTTTCTCGTGGTGGATGGGGGTCCCGGGCCTCGCGCCGGGGGGAGGGGTCGCGAGGCCCGGGAGGGCGGTCGACGCGTGGGGGTGCGAGCCGACCGCCAGTTCGGGTGGCTTAGAGGTGGGCGTCGATGGCTTGGCCGATGCCCTGCACCAGCGCGGTGCGCATCTCGTCGGGTATGCCGGGTTCGAAGGCGAAGTGGATGCGGGCGATGGGTTTGCCGTCGCCGTCGAGGGTGATGACGTGCTCGTCGCTGGGTTCGAGGTCGTCGGCGCCGAGGTTGATGGCCCACTCGGACACGTCGGCCGCTTTGCCGAGCAGGTCGTCGATGGCGCGCTGGGCGTTGTCGTAGGAGTCCTCGTCGAGTTCGTCCCACGTGCGACCGGTGACCGGCTCGGTGCCCGTCGACGGGTCGGGGTCGACGATCGTGGAGTCGATGAACTCGCCCTCCATGCGCTCGCCGATGCCCATGTAGTCGGGGTCGGTGAGGAGGGTGGCATGCTGGCGGGCGGCCTCAAGGCGGAGGTCTTCGTCGGTGTATGGGCGGTCGGTCACGGTGTTCTCCTTGTGGTGGGTGCCCCGGCCGATTCGCCCGGCCGGGGCGTTCTTGTGTGGGCGGTCAGGCGAGGTGTTCGTTCTCGTACGCCTCCGCGGCTTCCGCAGCCCGGACCGCGAGGGCCTCCTCTGCGCACGACTTGTGCGCTGGAGACCGTTTCGAGTCGCGGAGGTTCGTCGGCCGCTGGCAGTACCGGCACGGCTTCTCGGTCCAGGACCAGTGCGAGGCGTCACGCCAGTCGAGGAGCGGCGGCGGGTCCGGGCCCGCGGGTTCGCCGGTCACGGTCGCCTGCCTGCGTCGCGGAGCTTCACATACAGGCGGACCCGCTGCCGCGGCGTGAGCCCCGCGTACACGCCCCAGCGGGACAGCGACGACCGGCCGCCCTCATGGCGCAGGCAGTCGGCCAGACACATCCGCCACACCGGGCACGTTGCGCAGATCCGGCGGGCGGCCGCGATCCCGTGGACGTTGTTGTCCGGGAAGAAGGTGTCCGGCTTCACCCCGCTGGCGCGGCAGGCGGCGTGTTGCAGCCAGGCGCGGGCGGGTTCGGTGTCGGGGACGGCGCCGGTGTAGTTGTTCACGACGCCACCCCTAGCGCGGCCTCGACCCGCCCGGCTGCCTCGTCGAGAACAACCTCGGCGAGGGGCGGCGGCATGGCGTTGCCGATCTGCAGGGAGATCTGGCCCTTGTTGCCCTGGAAGCGGTAGCCGTCCGGGAACCCCTGGAGGCGCGCGAGTTCAGGCAGCGTCACCCGCACGGTGCCCTCGGTGAACTGCCGCTCCCCGCCTGCCCGGTTGCGGTGCCCAGGCGGGGCGATCCGGCTGTCCGCGCACACAGTCGTGGCCGGCCGTTGCCATGCCCAGTGCCCGGGGTCGTCCATTGCGGCGCGCATCGCCGCGCGGGAGGTGGACGACCAGGGTTCGGCGCCTCCGCCCTCCGTGCCGCCGCCGGTCACTGTGGGCGCGGGCCGGGTGGTGTAGCCCCAGCCGAGCGCCTCGGCCATCGTGACCCACGGCTGGCCCCAGAACTGGAGGCCCTTGCGCGGGTCGTAATGGGTGGCCTCCGGGCGGCCGACTCTGCGGGCACAGGAGGCGATCAGGATCGCTCGGCGGCGGCCCTGGCCGAGGCCGTAGTCCGCGGTGTTGAGGATGCCGGCCCAGACGCTGTAGCCCCAGCTTGTGAGGATGCTGGCGTACTGCTGCCAGAGCGGCAGCACCGCGGGGACTTCCTCCATCGCGATCCACTCAGGCCGCAGGTCGGCATGCCAGCGCATCGGCTCGGCGGCGAGCAGTGACCGCGGGTCCTTGCATGCGGTGAGGAGCCTGGCGCGCGTGTCCCGGCCGGCTGCGAGGTCTTCGACGGCCTGGTGTACGAGCGGCTGATCTTCGAGGCCGAGTTGGTGCCCGGACTGTGACCAGGCCTGGCAGGGCGGGGAGTCGACCTTGCCGGTGATGCGGCCGCGGAACGGTGCGGTCGGGTAGGCGGTGACGTCGCAGCGGATGGTGGGGTGGCCTTCGGCGGCGCGGGTGGCGCACGCCCACTGGTCGAGTTCCATGCCGACGTGCGGGGTGGGGCGGTCGCGGAGTGCGACGGCCCAGCCTCCGGGGCCGCCGAAGCCTTCGAGGATCATTCGGTGCCCTCCTGCTCGCGGTGTTCGTGGATGGCGGTGCGGAGCCGGTCGAGGCTGGCGGGGTCGGGTGTGGCCCAGATGAGTTCGCACTCGTCCTGCCAGCCCGCATCAATGCCGCGCGCGGTGTCGTCGAGGGCGAGACCGCGGGTGGGTTCGTCGTCCTCGGCGGTGGTCTGTTCGCCCTCCCAGGCGGTGAGGATCTGCCACGCCAGGGCGAGCGCGGCGAAGACGGCGATCGTGGTGATGGTGAGGGCCTGACTGGTGCTCACCGCGCGATCACCTGCTCGCGCTCCGGCCACTGGCAGCCAGCCAGCGCCGCAGCATGCTTGGCCGGAACCTCAGCCAGCGGGTGACCGAGCCAGTGCAGGCCCATCGCCAACATCACGTAGGCGTCCGCCTCGTCGGACTTCGCGGTGCCCTCGGTGTGGATGCCGTACCGCTCGCCGACCGCCGCGCGGACCAGCGCTTTGAGCGCGGTCCCCTTCAGCCGGACGTTGTTCTCGTCGTAGTGCACGGTCGTGCCGGTCGCGTAGGTGATCCGCTTGGACGGCGTGATCACGGTGTAGGGGATGCCGTGTTTCCATAGGTCGTGGCGGACCATCCACCGCATCGCGGCCAGTGCGTCGGCGCCCTGGTTGTTCTTGGAGTAGGCGGCGCCTTCGATGACGACGAAGTCCGCGTTGCGGTAGAAGGAGGCGAGGCCAGCGAGTTGGGCGGCGAAGCGCTCGTGCTGGCTGTCGGAGGTGCAGCGGACGTGGTCGGTCCAGCCGACTCCGGCGACGCCGGAGATGCCCATGGCGACGTCGAGGCCGATGACGAGGGGCCGGGGCCCGGTCGCCGTGGTGGCGGCCGGAACCTGCGGGGTGAGCTCGAACAAGGTCGTCATGCGGCACCTGCCGGAGTCGTAGCCCCGCAGTCCCAGCAGCGCCGGGACGTGTCGCGGTTGACGGCGTGGGCGGTGGCCCGCTCGCAGCGCGGGCAGTCGGCGTCCTCGTGGGTGGCGATCTCGTCCGCGTCGAGGAGCTGTGTCAGCTCCGTCTCGTTGAGGACCACGTGCGGGATCGGCACCGTCTGTTCGACGAGCGGCTCATCAGGCAGCAGCACGGGCTTTGGCCGGTGTCGGCCGGTGGGGGCGACGATCTGCCGCAGGACACGCAGTGGGCTGGTCACGAGACGTCCGCCTCCTTCCGGGGGTGGGGCTTGTCCATGCGCCGCGACTGCCAGGCCGCGCCCGCGCGGACGGCGGGATCGTTGAGGCCGAGGGCGTCGTCGAGCTGCTGCTCCAAGTGCTCGATCCGGCGCTCCAGGCCGGCCATGTGGGCGACGTCGGTGCTGTCGTCGAGGCGGCGGGCCAGTTCCGTGTTGCGGCCTTGAAGGCGCAGGTTCGCGGCGTGGAGGACGGCGTTCCGGGCGGCGAGGACGCGCCGCTCGCCTTCTGCGTCGTCGTGGCGCGCCTCGGTGTCCAGAACGCGTTGGCGTAGCTCGGCGATCTCGGCGTCGCGCAGACGGCGGGTGACGAATGGCCAGTTCACAGGTCGGCTCCTTCCAGGCGTGCGAGCTCGATCTGCAGGTCGACTCCGGCGTCGGTGAGGGCCTGCTGGAGTGCGTCGGCGAACGCCTGCGGGCTTTGCCACGCGGTCGACGGATGACCCGCGGCGGCGATGCGGGAGGCGATGACGTCCTTCGCGCGGGACAGCTCCCCGGCCACCTGACCGAGCGCGCGGCCGGTCGCGTCGGCGTCCGCCTTCCAGGCGTCCCGGTCTGCGATGAGTGCCTCGTTGCGGGTGGCGAGGCTGCGGACGCGTTCTTCGAGGCGGCGACGGGACACGATCACGTCGCACCCCCACGCTGAGCCGGAATCAGTGGCCACTCCGGTGCGCAGTACGCCTCCGGATCCGACTTCCGCAGGAAGGCTTGCAACCCGGTCTGCTGCTCCGCTCGCCACGCCTTCTGAGCCGCGTACAACTGCTGCGGGCCCATCGCTGCGAGTTGCGGGTGGTAGTCGAACTGGGCGTCCGTCAGCAGCAGCGCGGCGAGCGCGTCAGCCTCCGCGGTGTGCCAGTCGGTGAGGGCGACGCCGTAGCGTTCGCACGTCGGCTTCAACTTCCGCAGCCCGGCCCCGCGGAGCCGCTGGACGCACTGCCGGTCGATGACGTGCGGGTCCAGCAGTGTGAGCGGCTCGCCGTCGAGATGCTCGGCCATCGTCGGCAGGCCGTGCCGTACGAGGTCGTAGTGGAGGATGCTCCAGTCGAACGACTGGTTGAACGCGATGACCGGCATGCCGTAGGCCAGGGCCTCGGCGAGGCGTCCGGCGATCTCGTCGAGCGTGGTCTTCGGGTCGGTGCCCTCGGCTTGCGCTCGCTCGTCGGTGATCCCGTGCACGGCACTCGCGGCCGGCGGGATCGGAACCTTCGGATCGATCAGATAGGAGAAGGTTCGGTCGGGGAGCCCGCCGCCGCGTACGACCAGAGCAGCCGTCACAATGCGGGCCTCAGTCGGACTTACCGACGTAGTTTCCGTGTCCCACGCAAGTCGACGAAGCTGATTGAAGTTCATGCGGACGTGCCCTTCGGAAGGAACCGGCCGGTCTCGGGGTCGTGTCGACTACCCGCGTACGCCGACGGGCGACGGTTCTTGGCTTGCGTGGAGTAGTCCGTCCAGCGGACGTTGTCCGGCTCGTAGCCGCGGTCGTTGTCGATGCGGTCGAGAGTCATGCCGGATGGCCGGTCACCGACGTCAGTAAGGAAGTTGGCGAAGTCCCGCCACCGCTCGCACACGGTGATCCCACGACCGCCGTAATCGGCCCACCTCTTATGCGTGGGGCGCGTGCAGCGGCCGACGAGGTCGGTCCACGTCATGTAGATGGAGGTGCCGCTGTAGCCGTGCCTGGTGTGCCGTGCGAGGAGGATCTCACTACGCAGGCACCCGCAGGACTGTGTGCGCCCCCATTGCCCGAGAGGGAGGGAGTGGTCCTTGCCGCAGTCGCACCGGCACTGGATGCGCGGCTCACACGGGTTGCGCTGGACGGTGACGACGAGGCGGCCGTATCGCTCGCCAGCGGGGATGATGCGCGGGGTCACTCGGCACCGCCTGTGGTGATCTGCGGCAGCGCGAGGTGCGAGAGCGCCCCGGATCGCCAGGCCTCGGCGATGGCCTCGCGGCCGCCGTCGACCGGCCGCACCGAATGCGTACGGCCGCGGGTCGCCTTGATCTCCACGCCTGGCACGTCGAAGACTTCGCCGGTCTCCTTGTCGGCCCACTGCGCAGTGCCGGCCGCGGTCATCTCCGCGAGGAGCGCGGTGGTGTACGCGGGCCGGACCTCGATGACGAGGCGGGAGACGATGTTGGCGGGACTGTGCTCGCGGACCCAGGCGAGGAACTTGTCCGGGTCGGTCACGGTGGCAGCGGGCTTCGGTTCGGTGCGGGAGATGGTGGCGACCTTCGTACCGTCGGGGAGCTTGGCGGTGACGCGGGTGGCGCCGTTGGTGTCGAGGGCTTCCTGCATTTCGGCCTTCACCGCCTTGAGGCGGTCGCCGATCGCATCGACGAGGCTCTTCAGCGCGGCCTCTTCGAGCGCGAGTTGCTGCATGTCCATGTGGTCTCCTGGAAGGCGGGGCGCCCTCGATTGCCGCGAGGGCGCCCCGTGTTCGGGGTGGGTCAGGCGGCGCTGTTGCGGAGCTGTGCGGTGAAGCCGCGGATCGCGGCAGGGGACACGTCGTCGAGCGGCGCCCCGAGGGCGGGATAGGCGGCGGCGTCGATGTCCGTGATGCCGTTCTCGGCGGCGAATTGCCGCAGCTCGGCTACGGCGGCGGCGTGCTCGTCGGGCGCGGGCTCGTCGACGGTCTCGACGTCCACCACGTCGCCGTCGTCGCCGGCCGGGGCCTGCTCGGCGGCCGCCTTCTGCTTCCCGATCTCCACGATCTGTGCGAGGTACTCCGGCACCGCGCCGTCGGCTGCGGCCTCGCGGTAGATGCCGCGTACTGCCTCGGCGTCCGGTGCTTCGCTCGCCTCGTGGAGGTAGTCGCGGCCCTGCGCCGCCGTCTGCGGGGCGGGCGTTTGCTGGACGGCGTGCAACTGCTGCACTGGCGCAACCGGCGGCTCTACCGGGTGGCCGTCCTGGTCCACCCACGCGCCGACTTCCTCCGGCGTGTAGATCGCGCCGTGCAGGACCTCGGGGCACGCCGTGCGTACGCACTCGGAGATGGCGCGCGCCCGCAGCATCGCCCGCGGGTACTTCTCCCAGTTCTGCTTCTCGCCCTTCTGGCTCCGGGAGTAAGGGCGGTTGTTGCGGAGCTCGCACAGTCCGGCGGTGACTGCGTCGTCGTAGGTCCAGGTGATGACGTTCTCGAACTCGGGGTCGTCGGACCGCCAGATGCTGACGGTGCACTGGCCCGGCTCCTGCCGGATGCGGACCTTGTGGCCGGCGTCCCGGGCTCGGGACAGCATGAGGTCGGCGGACTGGGTGGGCTTGCCCTTGATGACGTGGATGGTGTTGATCGTCGTCACGACGTCGAGGCCGAGGGCGCGGCCGTACTCCATGGCCCACAGCACGGAGGCGGGGTTGCGGCGGTAGGCGTCGGGCAGGAGCGGAGTGTCGGCGAGGGACTGGCAGAACAGCCACGCCTCGTGCGGGCTCATGTGGCCGAGGGAGAGGGCGCCGCCGCGTTGGGCGATGGCGGGCGCGTTGCCCTGGCGCTTGACGATTTCGGCGTTCACTTGCTGCCGTCCTTCCGGGTGGTGCGGGAGGCGCGGGTGTAGAACCTCACGCCGGCGGTGTCGTGTTGGGTGATGGCGCCGGAGTCGCGGAGGGTCGCGAGGTCGTGGCGTGCCGCCCGGACGTCGAGCCCGGTGAGGCCTTGGGTCTGGTACCAGCGGGCGACGTCGCCGGACTTCCACCGGCCGCCGTCGAAGGTGATTTCGTGGAGGAGGCGGGCGCGGCGGTTGGTGTCGGTGGGAGTGGCCGTCGGCGCCTGGGCGCTGGCCTTCTCCTCGGTCTTGGTCGCCCGCTCGGCGTCGTAGTTCGCGAGGAGCTTCCCGACCAGCTCGGCGTTGCCGTCGTAGTAGACGGTCAGCGCGTGCTCGATCACACTGCGGGCGCTCATTCGTCGGCCTCCGGGTCGTACTTGGCGGCGACTTCCAGGGCGGTCACGACGTAGCCCGTCGTGCACTCCTCGCCGCCGACCCAAGCGGTCATCTCGGCGACGCCGTCCTCTTCGTCCTCGATCCAGTCGAGGCTGCTGTCCGGCTGGTCGCGGCGCTCGTACGCCTCGCAGTGCTCGCGGGCAGCCTCGGCCGTGGTGTAGAGGCCGAACACGATCGAGTCGTGGGAGGCCCGGAACACCGTCAGCGGGCCGGTCTGCTGCTCGGCGAGGACCTCGTCACGGAACGCATCGAGCATCGAGCCGATGCGCTCCCAGCGGGAGGACATCTCATGAAGGCCCTCGCCGAGGGCGGCTTCGAGTTCATCGCGGGCGCTCACGCTGTCCGCCTCCCGTCCTGCTCCGGAAGCGGGTTCGCCTTCAGGTGACGGCGGGTCGCCGCGTGCGACGGATGCTTGATCAGCGACGCGCCCTGCGACCGCTCCGGGTTGAAGCGGGACAGCGACCGCTCCACCTCGGCCAGTTCAGCGGCCAGACGGTGCACGTCCCGGATCGAGACTTCGACCTGCGCCGTGTCCATCCCGGCGACGTCCTCGACCTCTTCCAGCACGGCATCCAACTCGCCCTCACGGGCCACGCCCTGCACGACAGCGGCCAGTTCGTCGAGTGCGTCGAGGACCTGGTCGCGGGTGTCGGGGTCACCCCACTTGGCGACGAGGGAGACGAGGGTGTCGGTACGGATGGCGTCGAACCGGGCGACGCCGTGGAGGTGGTTGGAGCCGAGGTGGAACGACTGCTGCGGCTTCGACGAGTGGTTCATCGGGCGCTCTCCTCGGTGATGTAGTCGACGGGGCGCACCGAACGCTGCGTCCACGAGAACCGGCCGCCTCGGGCCGTCCGGCGCTGCATCAGCCGCAGCACACCGTGGTGGTACTCGTCCCAGCGGTGCTCCCACTCGCCGGCCTTCTGGTGCTGGGACTCGGCGGCGAGCGCGTAGGCCTGCGCCAGTTCCAGGCTCGGCGTGGCGGCAGTCGGGAATTCGCCGACCATGACGACGTAGACGGTCTTCATCGGGTTGCCTCCGGGCGGGTGGTGAGGAGGATGAGGAGCGCGGCCATGTCCCGGCACGCTTCGCGGGCGGTGAACAGCGCGTGCCACACCCAGGCCGCGACCGGGGCCAACTGGTGGTGGGCGGAGGCGTACGCGCGGTTCAGGTTGTTGCCCGCGCACACGGCGCCCTCGTGCACCGTCCTGGCCGTACGGCGCAGAGCGGGGCGCGGGTCGAGGTCGCAGTCCAGCAGCGGTTCGAACAGCAGCAGCCACAGCAGCCAGCCGGTGGCGGTGATACCGGTGCCAAGCGACAAGAACGCCGCCCACTCAGACAGGTCGTGGGTCTGGTAGCTCATGCGCCACCACCCGTCTCGGCCATCGCCTTACGCCGACGGCGGCCAGCCCGGTACTCGTTGATCGCGATGCGGTTCGCCTCGCGGCACTCCTCGCACCGACAGGCGTGGTTGCGGTAGGTCGTCGACTTGCCGTGCCCCGCCCGGTCAGCGCTGGACGGGTCGGCCTTCCACTTGGCCCGCAGCTCTGCGGCGTACACGCGGTATGCCTCGCGGCAGGCGGCGCAGCGGCAGCCCTTGTTGTAGGTGCGGTGGTCGCCGTGCCCGTGGTCCACCGGCGGCCGGCCGGGCTTCCGCTTCGGCTTCGGCGGGGTGATGTCGAGCATGGCGAGCAACTCGCGGCAGTCGTCGGCGTCGCGGGCGTGGTCGGCCACGGTGAGCGCGGCACGGCGGGTGGTGTCAGCCACGACCGTCACCGCCCGTCTCGGGCTCGACGTCGGCCCCGGTCAGGCCGCAGGTGCAGCCCGGCGACTTCGGGAACCGGCACGGCACAGGATGCGCGGGCTCGGGCAGGTCGTGCGAGACCCGGTAGTTGTGGTGCAGCGGCGACTCGTACGCGTCCTCACGCAACACCTGTGACGGCGCCAGCAGCCGCGTCAGCCTGTCCGCCGACACCTCCACCGACGAGCCCGCGACGAACCCCTCACACACGCAGAGCCGGATCGGGTCGCCGTGCCCCTTAGGCAGGCGCGCCCAGCACTTCGTGTCCCCGTGGTGATGCTCGGCACCGGAGTGACCGCAGCGCGCGCAGGCCGCGTCACGCGGCGGCAGCAGACGACTGACGTACGGCGGGTCGCAGTCCTTCGCCCCCGCCAACCGCGCCGTCGGACACGGGAACGGAACCGTGTAGTCCTCACCCCGGCCCATCGCATCCGCGTCGACACACACCGGGCACGGACCCATCGGCGAGTCAGTGTGCAGATGCCGGATTGCCTTCGCCGCGGCCTCCAACTCGGCGACCCGAGCCCGCAGCGTCTCCAGCTCGGCCGCCGTCTCCGGCGACTGCACCAACTGCGCGTCAGCGAGCCGATCCGCCATCGCCGCGTACAGATCGGACGGCTTCTTGTTGTAGCCGTTCCAGTGCAGGCTCACGCCCGCGATCGTGTTCGCGACCGTCCGCTTCAGGTGCTCGGCGCTCATGCCGGCACCCCCGCCGCGTCCGCGTCCAGCGCCGCCAGCAACATCCGCAGCCGGATCTCCAACGTCACCGCCGCCCGGACCATGGCCTCGCGGTCATGGATGTTCGCACCCTGCTGCACGGCCAAGTCCTCCCGCGCAAGACGCACCGCGAGGTCCAGCGGCGGCGCATACGCATCGGACGGCAGCGGCTGATACAGCGCCTCCACCGGCGGGACAGCCTTCGGCCGCGCCTGCGGCTTCTGCGCCAGCGTCATCACGGCGATCGACGCGCCGGGGAGATCAGTAGGATTACTCAAGGTGATCCACTTCCTTCTCTGGGTTCAGTGGGTTGCCGAGGGGCTGTCGGGACCGGGCATGGTCCGGGCGGCCCCGTCTTCTTGGTCAGGCGGCCGACGTGCGCTCCCGGCGCCTACGCGCCGACTCCAGCCCCATCCGCCTGAAGTGCGCCCGCCGCAGGTTCTCTGCGACCTTCGCGATGAACTCGTCACCGGCGTCCGGGTGCAGCTCGCGGGCCTGCTTCTCGAAGCGGGCTTCGGCGGCGCGGTTGCCGGGTGCGGTGCGGGCGGTGCGGTCGGGGGTTTTCGCCCAGCTCATCTCTGCGCCGAGTTGGGCGCGGAGCCGGCGTTCTTCGGCGTTCATCTCTCTTCTTCCTCCGTGTTCGCGTTCTTGAACGTGTATGCGATGGGCGTGAAAAGCCAGCCCTGTTCGGCGTCGACTTCGTTGAGGACGGCGTGCATCTTGCTCTGAGGGAGCTTGGGCTGCCGTCCGTGGATCATGTGCCAGATTTTGCTTTTGCTGATGCCGGTTGCGTCGGCGAGGCTGCGTGCCGTGTGGCGGCGGCCGTTTTCGGTAGGGCCTCGCATGAGCCGCTTCAGGAGCGGGGCGTTTGTGAGGCGGTAGATGGGTTCGGCGTCGGGCACCAGTTCCTCCCGTGGCGTCCACGTTCGTGAACATGAACAAGCTAAGCATGGCGTTGCTCTGCTGTCCAGTGCTGTGCGGGAATCGTCCGATCCTGTCCCCGTTTTCCGTAGCGTTCGGCTTGAACATTCGAGGCTGGGGGCGCGTGAGTGTTCTTGAACGTGGACAATGACGCTGACTCGGGCGGAGGTTCGCCCCCCACACCGACCAACCCGCCGGCCCCCGCAAGCGAGGACACGACCATGCAGACCCTCACCGAACTCGTAGCCGACCGCCTCGGCCCGGGACGCCCACTCACCTACGACAAGTTCGAAGAACAGGCCATCGACGAACGCACCGGATACCGGCCCAGCAGGGGAGTCCTGTGGAAAGTCGCCCACGGTAAAAAGGTCCACATCGATCCGCCGCTCATCCGGGCCATCGCCGCCGGCCTCCGCATCCCCGAAGCGCAGGTGCAGGCGGCTGCGGCTTACCAGTTCCTCGGCCTGGTCGTCACCCAGACCGCCGAGGGGATCGCTCTCACCATGCCCGGCACCAGAGATCCGGACGCGGACGCAGTGCTACGGCAGGCCGAGCGCGCGCGGAACGAGGGGGAGGACGACTCGAACTGACTGCCTGTTTACATACAACCGACATGTGTTGAAAGGGCATGCATTTATGCATTGCGGGTTCTGTGGCGGTCGGGATGCGGCGTACAGTTCCTGGCTCGACAACGGACGTGCGTGCGGCTTTTCGGACGTTGTGCGGCCAGCACGCACGAGACAGGGGGATCCTGTGGTCGCGCTGACGCTCAATCTTGAGGCGCGCGAGCATGCGCCCGGCACGGCTGTCGCGCTTCACCCTGGCGGCCGCGGCGTGTACGCGTCGTACGACCCGGCGCAGATCAGTGAGGCGGATGCGGTTCGGGCGATCGGGCTGGTTGCCAAGGGCTGCCCGGATGCGCTGGAGGTGTGTGCGGCGGGTGGCCGAGAAAGAAGTTCAGTCGAGGGTATTGCAAAGCATGGCGGCTCTTTGTGACCCCCAACGATAGGCTTAAGCATGGCGTTAATCGCTGTGTAGTGCGCGACTACCTCGACTGAGTGACGTCACGGAAAGCGCCCCTGACCTTTACAAACACGGTCGGGGGCACTTTGCTGTCCGAAGCATGGCGCTCCCAGTGGAAATACCACTCGGACGAAAGACCATGCGCAGGGGGCAACCATGACCACCGACGACATGCGCAGACTCCTCGACTCCTGGACCCTCCACCTACGCGCCGAACGCAAAAGCCCACAAACCGTGAAGACGTACACCGACGGCATCAAACGCTTCATCGCATGGTGCGAGCGCACCGACCGCCAGCCTGACCTCACACGAGCCGTAGTGAACGCCTTCGTCGCAGACATCCTCGACGACGGCGCAGAGGCTGCCACAGCCCGCTCCCGACAGTTGTCCCTCCGCCGGTTCTCCGCATGGCTGGCCGAGGAGGGAGAGCTCGACAGCGACCCGCTGGTGGGCCTGAAGCCGCCCAAGCTCGATAGCAAAATTATCCCTGAACTATCCGACGACCAGCTCCGCGCGTTGATCAAGGCGTGCGCCGGCAAGGACTTCTGGGAACGCCGCGACGAGGCAATCATCCGGCTGATGATCGAGACCGGGGCGAGGATCGGTGAAGTCGTCGCCATGGAAGTGGACGACATCGACCTGCCCGCCGGCACTGTGATCGTGCGCCGCGGCAAGGGAGGCAAGGGCCGCAGGGTGCCTATCGGGCCGCAGACGTCTCGCGCGGTTGACCGGTATCTGCGGTTGCGGCGGGCTCACAGGCTTTCCGGGACGCCGGATCTGTGGCTCGGTGACCGGGGTAAGACGATCGGATATTCGGGTCTCTACGACAGTCTGGTGCGGCGTGCGAGGATCGCGGGTGTTGGGGACTTCCATCCGCATGTGTTGCGGCATACGGCGGCTGGGAGGTGGCTTCAGCGGGGTGGGTCGGAGGGGGGGTTGATGGCGGTGGCTGGGTGGTCGCGGCGGGACATGATTGATCGGTATACGCGGGCGACGGCGGCGAAGCGTGCTGCTGATGAGGCGCGGGGGCTGAATCTGGGTGATCTTTGATCGCCGTAGGCTGTCTGTATGCCCTTGAACTTTCCCGCCTCTGGTTCCGTGCGGTCTGCTGCCGTGGTGAACGAGGAGATCCGTGCCCTGTGGGGAGACCGGGGAGATCCGCGCGTGCAGCTCGTCGGCGAGGCACGGGACCGGTACGAGCGGCTGTATGCGGAGTGGGCGGCAGCGGTACGGGCCGAGGTGGTGGAGGCGGCGTAGCTTTTCGTGCTGTCACGAAAAAGCCTGGTCAGCCAGGTTCCCCGCATGGGGAAGCTGAGGTCAGCGCATCACTTCGCCGTCTGGCGAAGTGATGTCCCGCCGTCACGACGAGTCGTCGCCCGCGGACAGGTGTTCCTCGAAGCGTTGCTTCAGTTCGCAGAGTTCCCGCGACGTCTCATCCATCTTCCGTTCGGTGCGTGTCACGGTGTCTTTGATCGAGTGGCCGCCGTTCGGCGACAACTCCTGCACTGCGGTCACGATCGTCACGATCCGCCGGTTGATGCGCCACACGCCGCGGGCGAGTGCGCCGATGGCGATGAGTGCGGCTGCTCCGGCGCCGAGGTAGATGAGTAGGTCCATGGGCCCCTCCGTGGTGCGGGCCCTCATGGTGGTGGGCCGTTCGAACGTGAGTGTGGCATTCGAACGCTCGGGCATATTCCGGCAACATGGGCCACTTGCATCCCGGCTGCATAATGGTATTCAGCCCTCCGGCGAAGTGAATGCGAGGCCAGCATGCAGCAAACCGCACGACGGCCCGGACGCCCCCGCGACCCCGACGTCATCGCCCGCGACGAGACCATCTACCAACTCATCGCCGACGGACACGCCACCCGCCGAGACCTCGCCACACAGGCCGGACTGGACCGCGACGCCGTCTACCTCTCCTGCTCCCGGCTCCGTAAGCAGGGCCGTATCCGGCAGTGCCTCCAGCACGGCGTCATCGTCTGGTCCGTCGCCGACGACACCCCGTGCCCCTGAGAGGAGACGCCATGGTCGCCATCGGCCAGACCATCAACATCCTCAGCGTCACTGTGTTCCTTGCCGCCGCACTACTCGCCGCGCTCGGCAAACTGTCCGCCCGACTGTTCTTCACTACAGGCGTCGCCACCAACATCGTCGGGCTCATCGGAACCTCGATCAGCGGGAGCGTCTGGGGCGCCACGCTGCACGTGATCGCTATCGGCTGTTTCATCGCTGCCTTGGCCGTACACCGTTTGAGGTCGTCATGAGCATCGTCGAGTTCTTCTCCGCCGATGACGTCGCCTGGCAGGCCGACGCCCCCTGCGCCACCGTCGGCTTCGACTTCGTCCCCGACGTCGAAACGGACACCGGTCTCACCGCCGCACAGGAGTGGTGCCAGACGTGCGATGTACGCACCCGCTGCCTGGCGTGGGCGATGCTCAACCGGGCCGAAGGGTATTGGGGTGGGACGACCACCTACCAGCGTGACCAACTCCGCCGCGTACGGACGCGCGCGAAGTGCCCGCTGTGTCTCTGCACGGCACCGGCGCTGGTGTATCAGGGCCCGCACGAACTGTGTCTCGCGTGCGGGATCTCGTGGGTGCGTGACGTGCGTGAGGAACCAATCGCCGCTACACCACTACCCGCAAGCGCGGCCTGAGAAGGGAGCCACATGTCCGAGCGTGCAGGCCGGAAGACCACCCCCGGACGCACCCGTGTCCTTGAGACCAAGGGCCGGATGCAGCACGGCGACCCTAATCCCGGAAACCGCATAACGCCGCCTAATCGTGACGCGACTAGGGAGGCGATCCTTGCTGGAACCTGTCCCATCTGCGGCAAGACGGGTTTCAAAAGGCTCGCTGGCCACACGTACCACGCACACGGCATCGACCGCATGGAGCTACGGTCGATGGGCGGGTTCGTCCTCAAGGACAGCATCTGCGCGCCCGACGTCAGTGAAGCCTGTCGCCAACGGACGAGAGAGCGCGTGGAGGCGGGCGAACTCCGGCGCGGCAACCCTGGCGGCTCGGGCCCCTATGAGCTGACTGGGGAAGGGAAGAGGCGTCTGGCCGAACGGAATCGCCAGCGAGGCGAGCAGATCAGGGCAGAGTACGAATCCGCCCCAGACCGCTGCCGCATGTGTGAAGCGCCCATCCCATTCGACCAGCGCAGCAACGCCACTTGCGGCGAGACCTGCCGCCGTGGACTGTTGGCGGTATCGGCCCGACTCCAGGCCCGTCGCGAGGGCAAGCCGGGAAGCGACCGCCCCCCAAAGGAGTGCGTGGCGTGCGGCGCGCGATTCCGGCCGACCGGGGACTATCGGACGAGCACATGCAGCATCGAGTGCCGGACAGCTTTCCTCCGCAAGCGGGGCGCCGAGCGCCGTAAAGGGCCCGGCGAGTGCAAGGTTTGCGGCGCCCCCGTTGAGAGACGACCGGGACGCCTCCCGGCAAAGACATGCGGCCCTGGGTGCTTGAAGGCTCTGTTCGAGGCACGGGACGCCTTGCGCCGAAAGGATCGCGGAACATGCAAGATCTGCGGGACCCGGATTCCGGCGTCGATGGCTCCGACTGCTAAGACCTGCGGCAGCGACACGTGTGCGCTCGCCAGCCGAGTCGAAGCCGGTAGGCGCGGCGGGACTGCACGGCGGACGCCTGAGGAACACACCAACGGCACGACGGACAAGGCCTGACACATGGGTTACCCGACCTCCAAGCAGCGAGAACGCATGAAGGACATCAAGCCCGGCACCCCGCCGTCGGGTCCGGCGGGAGCGTCCAGCGCCAACCCGAAACCCGCACCGGCTACGCCGGGACCGCCGTGCGCGGCGTAGCCCGCTGCACCTCGTACGCCCTGGACCAAGCCTCGGCCCACCGCCAGGCGTTGTCGCGCAACCGGAGCTGCTCGGCGACCGCGCGCCCCGCGTCGCTCAACTCCGCCCGCAACGCCGCCGACTCCCGCAGCCGCTTCAACTCCCGATACCAGACTCGCGGCCGGTCCGCGAGGATCCCGGCGCCCATCTTGTGCAGCCGCGCATACTCCGCCCGCGGCGACGCCACCCACGGCACACCAGCCGCGCTCATCTCCAACGGCTTCAGCCACGACTTCGCGGCGTTGAACTTCGTGTCCGCCAGCGGCGCGATCCCGATCCCCAACTCGGCGACGGCGCGCGGCCACTCCTCGATCGGCACCGCGCCGCCCGGCGGATCCGCAGCGAGACCGAGCGCCTTCCCCGCGCCCGTCGGATCACCGCGCATCACGAACGACGCGCCCTCATCCACCAGCCGCGCGACCGCACCGCCGACCACCTCCGGGTCGTTCGGGTGGGAGTGGAACGAACCGGGCCAGCCGATGGTGTCCGAGTCCGTACGCGGCAGCCCGTAGTACATGTCCGGCAGATAGTTCGGCAGCACATGCCCCCGCCCATGCCGCGCATACACGTCGAGGAGCGCAGGCGTCGACACCGTCACCAACGTCGCATCCCGACACGCCGCCGCGAGATTCCGCCACGAATGCCGATGCACCTCCCGCCCCCCGGCCATCCGCTTCCCCTCGTTCCCGGGATGGTGCATCGCCCACGCCGGATTGCTCGGGTGGATCGACGACAGATCGTCGTCGACATCGACGACCACCGCGACGCCCTTCGACCGCATCACCCCCACGGCCTGCGCCATGTAGGCGTGCGTCACCCGCTGCATCACGACCACATCCACACCCGGCTCGACGAGGACGTCCTTCACAAGGTCGCCCTCCATGACCAGGCGCACCGTGCGCCGCTCCTGCGCGACCACGGTCACGTCATGCCCGGCCGCCGCGCACGCCTCGCCGGGCCAAATCATCCTAAATGAGCCACAGCCCCAACGATCCGCAGGAAATACGACGACCTTCACTCTTCGGTGGTCTTCCGGCGTCCACGGGTCCGCGGCGCCTCCGCCGTCGCCCCCACCAGGGTGTCGGCGTTGACCGGTCCCGCCGCTGCCTCCAGTGCGTCGATCCGCTTGCCAAGCCGGTCGATCGCGGTCGCAGCGTGGTGAAGGTGCTCATGCAGGTCGGTGATCTGCTGCTGCAGCCCGGCCGTGTCGGGCGCCGCATGGTTGGGCTGTCCGACGCCGAGGAGCGCCTGCGTGGCCTCCTCGCGGGCGAGCTTGCGGATACGTCCGTCCAAGGGGCTGCTCATGCGGTGGCGTCCTCTCCGATAGGGGTGGGCCGATTCGGCACCGCCCAGGTGAAGCCGAGCGCGACGAGCACGGCGATGCCCGCAGCCCATCCCTCGGCGGCGGTCACGGTGTCGTCGATGACTGCGACGGACAGAGAGCCGACCCCCGCGGCGAGCGCAGAGACAACGGCCTTCCAGTACTTCGAAATCCTCATGGGGGATTCCTCTTCCTATTCAGCAAGTCGGGCGGCAAGCAGGTCTGCCACCCGCGAGGCGATGGCGTCCGCGAGCCCCGGGGCCACCGCAGCGCCGAGCGCGGCGAGCTGCGTGTCCGTCAGCTCGACTGGCTTCTGTGCCTCTACCGCGGCCTTGGTGGCGCGCACCAGGTTGTTGGTGTCGGTCTCGATCGAAGCGAGCATCCAGGTCGGGTTGGTTTCCCGCGTCGAGCTGGTCAGCGGCGCGGGCATCCGGTCGTTCCTGAGGACCGCGTCGTACACCGCGTCCTTGCCCGCCTTGGACTTGAGGGCGGTGAGTACGGCGTTCTGGATCTGGTCGGGGGTCACGTCAGCTTCCTGGGGTGGGGTGGGTTTGCCGGTGGCGCGGGCGACGATGCCCGGGAACACGACCTCGTTGAACTGGCGTACACGCGCGTCCCCAGGGCATGCGGTGCCTGAGGTCGACCACTGCGGGAACAGGTGGTGGTAGCCGTATCCGGGGTCGGCCCAGCTTCGGCAGACCCGCAACGGCACACCGTGCCGTTCGTGCATCCACACGCCGAGCCGGATGAGTTCCTCGACCTGCTGGGAGGTCCACGGATCGGACGCCTTCGTGTTCGACGCCGTCTCGACAGACACGGCGCCGGTGCCGTCCGGCCGGCGGTTCGCGGCCGCGTTGGCGTCGGCGCGTGTCTCGGTGCCGATGTACTGCGCGATGTCCCCGTCATAACCAATGCCGAAATGCGACTCAAGCGCCGAGCTGTCCCGCCAGAACTCATAGGTACGCCGTGGCGTCCACGGGGCGACGATGCTGTGGAAGATGAGCTGCGTCGGCCGGATCGCAGGCTGCTGATCGCTCTCCGGCTGGAGTTCCATCTTGGTGGCGCCCGGGTACCAGGCCATCTCAAGCCCCCGTGTGGACGGCGAGTTTGAACTCGGCGAACACCATGCGGCGCGGCACGCTGTCGTTGTGGGAAACCCGCAGTGCTAGCGGCACCCCGGGGTGGACGAAGATCTCGTGGGCTTTGTGCCAGCACTGCATCCCCGGCGACGGCGGCCGATGCTCCGTCGCAGTCGTGTTCACCGGGTCGTTCGTGAGGCCGAGCGGGTCACGCACGAACTGATCCCGCAACTCCGTATAGCCGCCCGACTCCCACTGGATTACCGCCGTCAGCGAACCCCAGCCGTCGGCGGCGGGCCAGATCAGCCCGGACCGGTCATCGGTTGGCCAGCCGGCCACGGTGTAGCCGTCGGGCTGCTCGGCCGGGTGCATGTTGTGGGCGTCGTAGGACTCTGCGGAGCCGTAGGGGAACCGCACCACGTGGTAGCCGTTTGTGGGGATTTCCTGCGGCTGATTGGTGATCAGCGAGCACACGAGGACGGGCACGGGCGTCTCCAATTCAGTAGGGCAGCACGATCAGGCGGCGGCGGCGGAAAGTCCCCGTCCCGGAGGACACCCGGTACTTCATCGTGAACGTGTTCACCCCAGGCAAAAGGTCGATGTAGAACACTGCGTGAGACGCCTGCAAGAGTGCGCCCGCGTCGACACCACTCAGCGTCAAAGCCCGGATGTCTTCGGCGGCGATACTGCTCGCGCCGGTCACCTCCACGCTGGTCCGCGTTGACCCCGTGCCGTCGTTGCTCTGCTCGCAGCCGAAAATCACCAGGGCGAGAGTGCCGGTCGTCACGGTCACGGTCGGGCCTGCGGTCGGCAGGTCATCGAACGTCGTGGACGCGGTGGTCTCCTGAGCGGCGAACGTCTGCGCGGACCCGACGCGCTCGGCGATTTGGTTGAGTGCTGTGGAGACGAAATAGCCGCCGTTAGTTGTGGCTTTCGCTGGGGCGGTCTCGTTCAAGTTGTCGCGGACGAATGTGTTGAATTGCGCAGCGGTGTATACCGATCCGGCGACCGCTGTCATTGGCGCTGTCCAGGCGATTTTGATCACCCCCTCAGAAAGGCATCACGATGATGCGGCGGTCACCGAATGTCCCGGTCCCTGAGCTGACCAGGTATTTCATCGTGAACGTGTTGCTCCCGGGCGTGAGGACGAGGCCGCCCGCGTACAGCACGGAGGTGCCTGCGCCGATGCGAGTGTTCGCGGAGTTGAAAATGTTGATGGACCGGTTGAGGGCCGGGGCGATGCTGGTCGCGCCGGTGACTTCCACGCCTGCGTATGCGGATCCGGCGCCGCTGTTTTCTACCTGCGCGTGGGTGAGGACGAGCGCGTATGGTCCGGTGTCCACGGTGACCGTCGGGCCGACGGTGGCCAGGTCGGCGAATGTGGTGGACATGGTGGTCTGGGGGGTGAGGACGGTGTCACCGTCCAGTGCGCGTTCGGCGATGGAGTTCACGCCGTCCGCTACGAAGTGCGATCCGGCGGCGGTTGCCAGTGCGGGCGTGGTTTCGTTCAAGTTGTCGCGGACGAACTGATTGAACTGTGCTGCGGTGAATATGGTATTTGCGACCGCTGTCATTGGCGCCGACCAAGCCATCAGGCCACCGCCCCGGTTGGGACGCCGTGCTCGGCGTTCTCTTCGCGCAGCTCATCGACGCTCTGCCCGTGCGGGATGTTGCACTTGACCGCCTCGTCGTGCCCGGCCGGATACCAGATACGGGTTTGCGGAACCGGGCGCAGCATCAGAACGGCGGTGATGTCGGCCAGGTTGGGGGGCCACTCGACCGGCGCGGTGAGCTGGCAGTTGGTGCAGTGGAACTCGCTCTTCTGCACCACCCGGGGTGAGCGGGGGTTGCGGGGGTTGGACAGCGAGTAGAGGTGCTCGGCGCCCCCGCAGTCGGGGCGTGGGCAGTCCGCTATCCAGTCCCCGCAGTAGACGCGGGCGCGTGCCGTGTGCGCGATGAGCTGGACCATGCGGGTGACGGTAGAACCCGCACACCGAAGATCATTCCGGGGTCAGGTGCCGAACAGTCCCGTACCGAACTGGCCCTGCGTCGGATGGTCGAAGATGAACACCGTGTCCGGACTGTCGGCCGCAGTCGGATCGAACACCCCGTCGTCGAAACCCGCGCCCGCCTTGTCGAACGTGAACGGATTGTCCGACGCATCCGCAAGCGCCCGCTCACACCCGAACGTCGCGTAGTGCACCGGCTCCTCGCACACCTCCCCGTCGACGGTCATACGGGTCAACGTCTGCTGGATCTGCTCAATGTAGAAGTCCGCATTCAACCCCAGCTCCCCGTTGCGGATGGTGATCCGGTCCGACAGTGCGCGGGTGAGGATTTGCAGCCAGTGCGGAATGTCGCAGGACACGATCCGCAACTGCACCGTCGGGCTGCGCTCCGCATAGTGGGCGAGCAGCAGTTGAACGATCGCCGCCGAGTCGTTGGCGTTCGGCCACGGCGGATCCTGCTGGTAAGAGCGGCGGCTGTGCCGGCTGATACTCACCGAGTCGTCTGCTGCCACCTGCACGGTGCGGGCGACCGGCACGGCACGGGCCCGCACTTGAAGGTGGGTGATGGTGAGCGCGCCGCCCGCCGCGGTGATGGTGATGGCCAGCGACTGCCCGGAGCGGCGCGACAGCAGTACGACAGGCACACCGGCGCCGGAGTAGACGATGTCGACGCCGTCCGTGAGGTCCTGTGCGTCACGGAAGGGGTCGCTGGCCTGGACGCGTACCTGTACGGACTGCCCGAGTGCGAGGGAGATGACGGTGCCGGATTCCCAGACGACGGACAGTGAGGCTTCGGGTACGCGTTCTTCGACGGCGAATGTGACGCTGTTGACGATGTCGCGCCAGCCGTTGGTGTAGCCGAAGGGTTCGATGAAGTCGAACTCGGCCATGGCTACTCCTTGGCGGTGAGGGTGGCGCGTCCGGGTTCGACGATGAGGCGGAAGCCGTGCCGGTCGAGGACTTCTTCGATCTCTGCGCGGCAGGCGTCCATGCGGGTTTTGGTGTCTTCCTCGACGAGGCGGTATGCCTCGGCTACGGGGTCGTGTTCAGCACTGGTGCCCGTTGTGTCTGCCATGACGTTGTCTCGTTTCCTCAAGGCCCTGCCGCCACCCACGGCCCGGCGAATCCGGTCGCGACGTTGCTGCCGGGGGTGATGGATGCGGGGAGCGCGGTCTGGCCCACGCCGTTGGTTGCGTACCGGTAGGTGCCGGAGGTGAGTCCCATGTTGACGGCTGTGGCGATCCCTGCGCTGCCGGTGGCGCGGGCGACGGTCGGCGCGGTCCCGGCGTTGAAGACCATGGCCACCCAGTAGAAAGAGCCCGCGGTCAGACTCTGGCTGGCGATGGTGGTGGTCTTCAGGCCGGTGCTGCTGATGTCCGCGTCAACGTTCGTGGCCGCCAGCAGTGTTCCGGCCGAGTTGTACAGTCCGACCTCGTTCTGTCCGGCCGTGGGGGTCACACCCACGGCGGTCACCCACCAGTACAGGCTGACCGCGGCGACCGCTTCCGAGATGTGGACCTTCGTCAGGTAGACGGTTCCGTTGGTGAGGAGGCTGGAGTTGAACGACAGGGTCGGGTCGAATGCCCACGCTGCTACGCCGTGGTTGACGGGCTGGAACGCCCCTAGCGCACCGACCGAGGAGTGCAGGGTGCCCGCCGCGGGGACTGTGACCAGGTTCGCGCCGCCGTTGCGGAGCGTCAGCAGACGGCCCGTCGTGCCGCCGTCCGTGGCCGTGACGAAGATGCCCTGCGCCGCAGTGCCCGTCTCGCCGTCCCGGACCAGGTCGATGGAGATGGCTGCCGCGTTGGCGTCTCCTGTTGCGGAGCCTGAGTGGTTGCGGTGGCTGATTTTCACGGAGCCGCGCGCGTTCTCCGATGCGGTGATCTGTACGGCGGAGGTGAGCGGGTTGTCGCTGATCAGGTTCAGTGCGCTCGCGGTGTCGGTGCCGGAGGTGCCTGCCTGGTAGATCGTGACCGCGTGCTCGGTGGTGGATGTCGTCTTGAAGAACGCGGACCGCACTGCGAGATCGGTCGTGATGCCGCCCGTCAGCGCGCCGCCCGTCTTGCTGTACTTGCCGTCGATCTGCGTCTGCAAGTCGTTGAGGGCATCGTTGAGGGGCTGCCCCCAAGCCGTCTGCCCGATCGTCGGTGTCGTGACCATGTGCGTCTCTTACCCTCCGTAGATGCCGAAGCCGTAGCAGCCGTCCCCATACTCGGTGACGGGGTCGCTGCACGGGTCGCACTCCCCGATCTGCCGGGAGGCGAACGTGGCCTGCGACACGATCGACGCGGTGCGCAGCAGCCGGTGATGGCGGTCCCGGTAGACGAACGTCCCACCCGGCGCCACATACGCGATGCTCGGCGGGCCCTCCGATTGCAGCAGATCCGTCAGCGCGTCGAACGCGTCTTCGTCTTCTGCCCACCACCAGGGCACGAACGTCGCCCCCAGGTCCAGATCCCTAGGGGCGGTCCAGCCGATCTCGTCGAGGATGACCCCGATCAGGGTGCCGGTGCGCTGCGCCTGGTACAGCTCGGTGGACAGGGATGTGCCGCGCAGCAGCGACAGATCATCCAAGGCGGTGATCTCAGCGGACCGGTTACTGCGGTCAGGGTGGACCACCAGATCGTCGATGCGCCCCCGGATCAGGGGATACAAGGTGTTGCTGTAGACGACCTCAGCTTTGACCGGTGCTGCGGGGCCCACGTCATCGACGATGGGAGACTCAGGGTTATCCGGCGAGTAGACACGGTCAGCGTTGCACAGCGTCATCCCCAGCGAGCCCACTCTGGGTGGGGACAGGGCGCGTTCCTGGTCGCGGCCGTACTGGAAGGTGACCACGCCACGCTGAAGAACATCGTCGGTGACGTTCTCATTGGTGTCGTCGAAGTCGCCGTCGCCGTTCCAGTCAATCGCCACGGTGTACCCGTCGGCGAGCGCAGGTGCGACGTTGAAGTCGTCGAACTCCGCGAACTCGCCCGTTGGTGCGCCGGTTACGGTCGGCGAGCAGTGCGCGAGGAGCTGCAGTTCCAGATCGGCGTCCGTGACCCATGCAGGAGAGGCATCGGTGTGCTGTGTCGTCCACTCGCGGCCGTCGGGCGACGTCTCCCAGTACAGGGTGCTGGACTCCTCGCGGACCCGCAGCCACGCGTGGTCGACCGGGTCGTAGGGGATGGTGCGGCCGCCCTCGTCGACGAATCCGACGTGGACGGTCATCAGCAGCAGGTTCGTGACCGGGTTGATCTCGAAGACGATCTGCGTGCCCACGACGTTCGACAGGACGAGGAGTTGGCAGAATGCTTCCGCCATTCCGGTCGCCGGTGGGGGGAATGCGCGTACGAAAGCGTACGAGTCTTGCAGGGTGTAGATGTTGTCGGAGGCGTAGGCCGCGAAGCCGGCATCGCAGGGGACGCGCGCGCGTCCGCCCGTCTCGACGGGTAGGCCGCCGGTCCCGGTGTTGTAGTTGTTGGGCCACTTGGTGGGGTCGACGGTGTTGTCGTTGAAGTCGTCGAAGAGTTCTTGTGTCAGCGGCATCGGCGGTCACCGGGCCCGTGCGGTGGGAAGCCGGCCGGTGCGCTGAAGGTTTTCCATGGCCCGGGTAAGGAAACCTTCCACCTCGAACTGCGAGCCCAGGACACCGCGGTTGGTGAGGTTGAGGCTGATGTTCACCACTGTCGGTGGAGGGGTGGCTTGCGGTGTACGCAAGGCCGACAGATTCGCGGCAACCGCAGTCGGCGACGACGGCGCCGCCTCGCCTGGCATCACCATTGAAGGGGTCAGTGCCATCTGAGTGCGCTCGGCGAGATCGAGTGCAGCACGCCGAACCATCGCCTCGCGTTGGCCGATGCCCTCCGCTAGCGCCTCGCTGATGGATCGGCCGGAGAAGAGAGTCCAGCCCTTCCCGGAGAACGGGCCCTCCTTCGCCGGGGAGAAAGGCAGCACGTCACGGGCGCTCGACAGCACGCCGCCGACCGCGTCCTTGACGCTCCCTGCGAGTGATTTGATGCCGTTGATGAGGCCCTGGATGATTGAGCGTCCAGAGCTGTACAGCAACCTGCCGAGACTGCCCAGGGCGCCTCTGATGCGGCCGGGGATACCGCGTGCGAAGCCGATCGCGCGGGAGGCGCCGCTGGAAATGGCGGAGCGGAACCGGCCGAACGCGGCAGTGGCCAGCGAGCTGATCAGGCTACCGAGCCTGCTGAGCGCGGATCGGATGCGGCCGGGGACGCTGCGGACAAAACCGATGGTGGCGATGGCGCCCTTTACGACGGCAGAGCGGAACCGGCTGAACGCGTCTGTCGCGATCCGGATCAGCCCGGCGGCCAGCGATGCGAGCGCGGCGAACACCTCGCCGGGCAGTCGGGCGACCCAACTGATGATTGCGTTGATGAGGTCGGGGATGATGCTGTTTCCGACCAGGACGTCGAACAAGTTTTGGAAGAACCCGATGATCCCGTCGATCAGCAAACCGATGGTGGACAGGATGTTGGTGACCGTCTCACTGATCGCGGTCCCTACCCCGCTGATGAGTTCTTTGAATGCTGCCCACGCTGCGGAGGCGTCTCCGTTGAGCAGTTCAGTGATGACGGTTAGTGCGGGGACTACGACGTTGGTGATGACGTTCGCCAGTTGGTCGGCGAGGATCGTAGCGAGTTGCCCGACCAGCTCGATCAGCGGAGTGATGACCGGCAGGAGTGCCGTCAAACCTTCTGCAATGAGGATCCCGAGTATCTCCAGTAGCGGAGCCACCGCGACGAGGAGCTCCCCGAACGACTGGCCCAGCGATGCCAGCGCCGGGGCCAGCGCGGTCAAAAGCTGCGCCACGAGGGGCAGGATGATCGCCGTGATCTCGCTGAATGTGTCGATCAGTGGTGTGAGGATCGTGGGGAGCTCCGCGATGATCGGCGCCAGCACTGCGGTGAGGATTTCCCCGAGCTGCTGCAGGATCGGCGCGGCCCCCGCGAACGCCTCCGCGATTGCCTGAATGACCGGGACCAGTGGCGGCAGCAGCGACGCGATCAACTCGCCTACCACAGGCAGCAGCGGCGAGATCGCATCGACGAGAACACCGACGGCTTCCGCGGCCACGGCGAGGACCGGCCCGAGCGCTTCGATGATCGGCGACAGTGCAGCGCCGAGGTTCTCGATCAGCCGCTCGACAGGGGGCCCGAGTGTGGTGAAGACGGGTCCGATTGCGGCGAGCGCCTGCCCCAGCAGCGGGCCGACCGTGCTGGCCAGAGTGCTCATCACCGAGGCCAGTGCGCTGATCGCGTCCTGGAATGCTTGGGTGCCGGTGGCTTCCCGCAGCACGCCGGTGATCTCCAGCAGGGTTCCGACCAGACCAGCGCCTTGTTCTTGGACCGGGGCCATGATGTTGCCGAGGATCGCGAACACATTGCCCGCGACCTCTGCAAGGTCACGCAGCACGCCCACTGCCGTGTTGACCGCTTCTTCCAACGCACCCGACTCGAACGCCCGACCGAGCCGCTCGCCGATACTCGTGGCCGCTCTGCCAGCTCCCGCAGTGAGGCGGTCGAACGCCGGCGCGCCCGCAGCAGCGAGTTGCCCGAGTGCGGTGACGACCTGGGCAGGTACTCCTTCAAGGTTTCGCAGCCCTAGGTTGGCGCCTTCCATAGCGCGGCCGAGTGTGCCGTTGTCGGCCAGCGCGGCGGCGGCCAGTCCGGCGGAGGCGGCCATGTTGCCGAGGCTGTTCGCGGTTGTTGTCAGGTGGTTCTGCAGCTCGGGCAGCGTGGCGGTGGCCACCGTTTTCAGGACGCTGTCCAGCTCAGTGAACAGTTCTTCCTGGATGGTCTGCTGGAATTCGCGGAACGCGGGCGCAAGCTCTCGGACCTGCTCGGCGAACGCGCGTGCCGACGGCGACAGTTTTTCTAGCGCCTCCGCGAAAGCTTCCGCGCCTTCCTCGCTGGTGTCGAACGCGGCAGTGACCGCGTCCCCGACACCGGCCATGCCGAGCTTGATCGCCGCACTCGCCTGGACGACCGCGAACATTCCCGTCACCGCGACCGCCCCGGCTGGCGCGATGCTCTCCAGGGTGGTGACGATCCCCGCCAGCAGAGGCGCCGCCGAGCCCGCTGCGGCGCCGGCCTTGCCGAGGACCCCGGCCACGCTGGCGAGAGCACCGCCGACGCTGCCTGCCACGCGGGTGAGACTGCGTAGGGATCCACCGAACTGGTCGCCGCCGTCTGCCGCGTTGATGAGTGCCCGGTTGATGACGGTGCCGTCAGCGACGAAGCGGCCACGGATGTCACGGACTCGGCCTTGGGCATCGCGTGAGAAGCGGGCGAGGGCGAGGGTTGCCGCGTCGGTATTGGCGTCGACGCGGATTTCGGCGTCGCCGATGGGGGTACTCATGTGATCATCCCCTTCGCGCGGGCCATCTCCATGAACATGTCCGCCGACTGGTCGGCTTCAGTCTGGTTCCACCACCACGGCGTTGCGGCCTGCGCCGGGTCTGTCTCACGGGTTTCGCTGCCGGGTGCAGCCCACGCGCGTACGCCGAGTTGCCCGTCGAACCGTTTGCGGGCGGCGTCGGGCTTCTCGTTGTCGCGGACGTTCAGGCGCGTGAGCATCTCGGCGTAGATGAAGTTCAGCCAGCGGTGGGCTGGAAAGTTGCTGGGATCGATGCCTGCTGTGGCTGCGCGTCCGTCGAGCTCGTGCCAGGTGCCGGGTTGGGCGCACCATTGGGCGAGGGCGAGGACGGCTGTGTAGGGCGTCGGCCGTAGTGCCCCATGAGCCACTGGATGACGTCGGCGGTCTGTTCCAGTTCGATGGGGTTTGCCAGGTCGGAGAGGCGTTTGGTGAAGCGTGTGTGGGATTCGGGGAGGAGGACGAGGGAGAGTGCGTCTTTCATGACGGCGAGTTGCTGGTCGAGTGGTGCGCTGCCGACGTCTGCGTAGCGTTTGGCGAATTCGGTGAGCATGTCGCCGGGGATGGCGGGGGTGGCTTCGAAGGTGTCGTCGTCGATGCGGAAGGTGAGGCGTTCGCGGGGGCGGCTGAAGTCTTTGACGGGGGGTGCCGTGGGTGTGGGCTGGGTCATGGGTGGGACGGTAGGTTCCGCCCCGTCATGATCATTCCGGCGGTTGCGCAACCATGGTTGCGCAACCGCGTAGCAGGTCAGCGCGGAGCCGTAAGCCCGCGCACGGCCGGGTGGTTATCGACGAGATCGAGGACGAGAGGAAGGGCTCGGACGTGGTAGTACTCGCGGCCACGTACGGGCTCCTCGCGCGCGTCCCGCAGCGCCGAGATGATCATCCGCTCAAGCCACGGAGCCACATCGTCCGGGAGGCCCGCGTGGAGACGGACGACATGATCGAAGCCATCCTTGACGTGTTCGCCCAAGCGGCGGCTCGGGTCGCCTGACGTGACTCCGAACTTAAGCACGTCGTTCACTTCGTCGATGACGACGTAGAAGGCATCCCACTCTCTGTATGCGCAGCGTCGGCACAGAGGGCCTCCGGCAACAAGATGCGCTGGAGTCTGCCTAACCTCATGACCCTTCGCGCAGCGCGATCGATGCTTATGGCCCGCGCCCCGGTACGGCTCCAGCGTTACGCCGCCATGGGCCTTGACCAACTCCTCGTACTGGGCTGCACACCTGTCGTGCTCGCAGCGTCGGCACGGGATCCGCTTGCGGGACGTCACCTTGCTCGGCCGGACGCTGATCGCGTGGCCGCCTGGGCAGACGATCCGGTGCGCGGTGTGGTTGCCCAGCCATTCCGCTTCCACGACCGTGCCGCCGTTATCCGTAACCAGGGCGCGAAACGTCTGCCACGCCGCCTCACGATTCCGGCCCACGCAGACGCTGCAGAAGCTGCCAGTCGACTTCGCGTCGTGCGGTCTTGGCGTTGTGGTGTGCCCTGCCGAGCATCTCACTCTGTGAGGCACGATGGCTCCGAGCCAGCGTCCCTCCAGAACGGTCCCCCCGTTCTCTGTGACCAGCCGCTGAAAGGCAGCCCACGCCGCCTGGGGACTAAGCCCCACACACTCTTTGCAAATCCCCTGCCCCCGGAACACGCCAGAGGGCCACGGAGCACATTCGTGCCCATTAACGCACCGGACGCGATGAGGTGCCGCGCTGCCCTTCCACTCGCCGTAGAGCGGCGTCGCGCGCAGCTTTGCGATAGCGGCAAGGAACAGCTCTTCGGCTCTGACTGACTGCGCCTGGCGTCTGGCCTGCTTGGGCACAGGGACAGAGGCTGTCGTACTCTCGGCCATGGGCCGTACTCCTTCTCACACAAGGGGTCGGTCAGGGTCGTCGGTGTTCGCGCACCGGCGGCCCACTCGTATGTAAGGACGTCTCAACTGCCCTGAAAGTTCCCTGCGTTGCACATAAATCCGCAGGTCAAAGAGCTGCGCGCAGGGCTTGCCTCAAAAAGTCGTTCGGCTTCGTGCCGGGATGAAGGGCGTACCGCGCGTACACGACGCGTCCGCCGACCGTGAACCGCAGCACGCCGCCAGGGCGGCGGGGGACGATGCGATGGGGCCTCGTGCCGTAGACGGTAAACAGCGCGGCGGGATGCCGGACGTTCACCACCCCCCGGAACTCGCCGCCCGGGCCGCGCTGGATGGACGCGCGGATGGTGCGGCCCATGCTGCCGGGTGCGAGGCGGATCGCTTCCCGCTCGACACGCTCCACCCGGCGCGTCATGTTCCGGTACACCAGGCCGCCGGGCAGGCGCAGCATGCGTTCCACCCGGGAGCGGTCGAGGTTGAAGCTGGTCGAGACGCTGAACACCATGACGGCCTCAGTTCCGGCCCAGCGCGACGAGTGCCCGCAGCTCGTTGCCGACGCAGCCACCGGACGGTCCTTGTGGGGTGAGTGGGCGGAGGATGAAGTCGACGATGTCCCTTGCGTCGTTCATCTCGCACAGCTTCACTGACACGGCTTTCAGCAGTTCGTACGCGTCGCGGAGTACCTCTTGTGCGGACGTGTCCAGTTCGGCGGTGGTCGGTGATGTGATCTGGTCTTCGGGGTTCGGTGCGCAGCGCACGATCTGGATGATGAGTTCGCCGACTTCGTAGATGGCGTCGCAGTTGCCGGTCTTGCGTATGGCTTGGTCGGGGAAGTTGTCGCTGAGGAAGATCGGGCCGACGGTGACGGCGAGCATGCCGCAGTCGCATTCGTCCCATGCGATCGCACCGGGGACGACGCCGTGCCGGGACGGCTCGACCGTGAGTTCGGCGTACACCGCCTGCTCCAAAGTGGATGCGACGGTGTACCACTTCAACGGGCCCGTGATCACGTCCCTGCCCTCCGCACCGTCGGCCGATCCACGCTGTACACCCGCGAGCGTTGCCGCAGCCCGTACGGATTCCACGTGCTGACGAACATGTCCACCAGATACAACCCTGTGCGCCCCTGCCGGAACAACTCGCCCACATCCGGATAGGAGATCGTCACGCCCTGCCGTACGAGCTGCTGCAACCCCGCAGGCAGCTTGCAGTCCCCACCCGCCGCCGCCTTCGCAATCTCACACGCCAACTGGCCCACAGCCAGAGACGCGCCCTCCGGCAACGCCTCCCCATACGTAGCCGTCACCGACCACGTACCCACCTCAGTGTCATCCAGGTTGAGATCGTTGCAGCGCGGCCACCTACCGCCGTCCGTGCGCACCAACAGCCGGTTGTTGTCGATGCGGTACGCGCCCGACACCATCGGCGTCCCGTCGATCTTCACCTCAACGATCGTGTTCACCGGAGCAGGCAGCCGAACCTCAGACACCTGTGTGCACGAGCAGTCACCCGCACAAGAACCGCACGTCAGGTTGTACCAAAGCCCACCGATCAGCGCAGGCTGCGGATAAGAGCCCGACGCCCACGGAGGCCCGAAGTCGTCGTAGAACGAACCGGTCTGACACTCACGGGCACACGGACGCAACGTCACCTGACACACCCCGAACCGCATGCCCGTCAACGCCCACAACGTCTCGGTGGCCATGCTCACGGCCAGCCCGGTGACGGCCGGATTCAACGTGTCAACGTCGCACGTCCACGTCACAGGCCAGTCCGCACACGGGCCAGTGATATCGCCCGTGCCGCCGGGAACGGTCTGCGGGGTTGGGTTGATGACCGGCACAAGTCCTCCTACGGTGCGGCGAACTTGGCGGGCGCCACGATCATGGCCTGCGTCGGGTCGGACAGGTCGGTTGCCGTACGCGTGACCGCGATCCACGCGATGAGCGCGCCGTTACCCACGATGAGCGGGTTCACGACGTGCCCGGACTGGCCGATCGCGTTCACGGCCGCCGACAGACTGGAGTAGGTGGCCTGCCCGTACTGGAACGCCAACTGTGTGGATGCTTCGCCCGTGCCGAACAGCCACAGCCGGTGAATGCTGGACGTGTTGGCGCCTCCACCGATCGGAGTGATGACGCCCCCGTTGTCGAAGTTCGCAACGTCCACCGTGTTGACCAGTGGACCGAACACGGTTCCCGTCGCGGTGATGTACCGGAACTGTGACGGGGACTGAGACGGCACCGTGACGATGTGCGGGCTGTCGGTGAGAACGCCGCTGATGAAATGGGAGAACGCGCGGGCGAACATCTGCCCCGACGACTGGTCGATCATCAGGTTGGCGCCGTTCGCGGTGACGATGTTCCCTGAGATGGAGAACGGACCCAGCGAATCCATCAGATCAGCAAGCTGGTTCGCCGGCTGCGCCAGGATCACCGGCAGGGTCTGCACCACCACGACCGTGCCGGAGAAGAACGTCGTCACCCCGAGCGCGAGATGCGTACGCCGCTGCTCGGGCGTCGGCTTGGTCCCCTGCTGAATGACGTTCGCCGACGAGTCCATGAGCCACCACGTCACCGACCGCAGCAACGACGCCGCATCCAAAGCAACGGTCTGGTCCGCGGTCTTTATCCGCGTCACCGCAGGCTCGGACTGGTCGCCCGCGAGGTAGTCGACGATGTAGCCGTCCAGTGCGCTGATGTCGATCGCCGCAGGGTTGCCCGCGTTCGGGTTGAGTTCGCCGCCCGAGGCGATACCGGTGGACAGGTCGGCTTGCTCCTGCGTCATGCCTACGCTGACGAGGAAGCTTTCGGTGTCGAGGTGGACCCAGTAGGTTCCGGACTCGGCCCAGAAGGTGAGCACGCCTGCGCCATTGGTGGCTGTCGGGTTGGCCAGCGGGGTGGCGCCTGTCGCATCAGTGAACAGTGATGCGAACGCGGTCGAGCCCTCCGGGAACACCCGCGTCTCAATGTTCGCCGCCAGCGCCCCGGAGGGAAACCAGAACCGATCGCTGTACCGGGCCAGAGCCACACCCAACCCCCTTTCACATCACGTGGTGGTTTCGTCGACGATCAGCCCGAGGTTCGCCAGCACAGTCAGCAGCGACGCGAGCGCAGTCCCATCAGTGCGTGACCCCGTCACCGTCTGCTGGGACACTGGTGTCACGCCGTGAAAAGCAAGCTGATCGTTGTCGGGGTCGATGACATGACGGACCGCCCCGTACAAGGCGTCAACGAACTCGCGTCGCCCCGCATGCTGCGCGTTCAGGGCGTCCGCCGAGTACCGGTCGTACGCGCGCTGCGTCCCGTCGAAACCAGTACCCGACCAGTTGGAGACGATCAGGTCGGCGCCCGTCGCCTCCAGGTCGAGGGCGCTGCCGCCGCGGCGGAACCGGTAGCCCTTCTCCGTATCGGAAACCGTGAGATCGCCGTCGGATACCCGAGCATTCCCCGTGACGTTGAGGCCACTCAGAGACGCGCTGCCGTCCTCAATCGCAGAGACCCGCTCACCGACACCAGTGACGGTGTCAGAGAGCGTGCTCACATCCACCTGGGTGGCGAACGTTTCGTCGGCGTACGCCCGGTCACCGTGAGGGTCCGCGACGGCGACATGCGCCTGCAGCAGACTCATGGCCATGGCGACGGCCTAAGCGGCGAGGGTCGTCGGGTCACACGCCACCGTCGGCGGAGCGGTGGTGGTCACGTTGAACACCCAGTGCTCATCCGTATCCACGATCTCACCGGCAGGAAGCCAGTCCGCCCCCACGAGGGTGTCCCACGACGCCGACGCGCCCCGCGTCTCCGCCGTGAACTCCAACGCGGAGCGGCCGAGTTCGATCGTGTACCCCTGCTTCTGCACCGCGCCCACGTTCGGCCACGCGTGGTAGACGTACTGCTGCTGCCCCGACGCATCACACGCCGCGGCGCCGGCGACTTCCTGCCACACCTCCAGGCTGAACCGGTTCGTCGGATTGCCCTCCGCCAGCGCGAAGCCGGTCCCGGTGGTCGGGGTACCGGTGACGAGCTCGCGGGCCGAAAGGATGTAGGCGACCGCAGACACGTTGATCTCACACAACTGCACCGTCAGCACGACCCGCTTCATCGTCGGGTCGTCTTTCTGATTCACGCACGGGGCGCCGGCAGCGTTGCGTTCGAAGAACTCCTCGCCGTCCTCGTACTCCTCCGCGGACTCGACGGAGACGAAGCTGTTGGTGACGGCGACGAGCCCGGAGGCGCCGGTGACGGGGATGCCGCAGGCGTCGAGGGCGACGATACGGAAGTGCGTGCCCTTGACGGGGACGACGCATGTGGAAGTGGCAGCCATGGTGTCTCCCTAGGTGGTGGGCACGCCGAGGTTGAGGTGAGCGCCGATCAGGCAACACTCGAAGCCGAGGACGTACGTGCGTTCGGCGATCATTCGGAGAGTGTTCGCGGCGCGGTCGATGGAGTCCCGCGGCGCATGGAATGCGACGTTGCCCCGGTAGCCGAACAGGCCACCGGTGGCGTAGATCCACGCCGTTCCCGCATCCGGTGTGGTGCCGTCGGGTGCGCTGCCGGTGTAGCCGCCGCCGACGACGACACGGTTGCCTCCGGTCGTGTACAGGGCGCCGTCGCGTTCGGCGATGAGGTTCCAGGAGGCGAAGGTGGGCAGCACTTGGCGTGGGATGTGGATGACGCCTTGTCCGGCGTAGCAGTCGCCGAGGCAGTCCTCCAGGGCGCCGAGTGCGTGGGCTGCGTCGGCTCCGGTCACGCATGTTGATGCGGTCGGCTGCAACAGGATGCTCTGCGTGTCGGATACGTCCGCTGCTGCGGCGAGGTGCGGGAACACGAGGGTTTGTGCGCCTGCGGTGCCGGTCCAGAACGCTGCTTCGAGCTGCTGGTTTTCGACGCGTGCCAGTGCGTCCGCCGCGACCTCGGCCGCGTCGCCGAGGCCGACGGGTGAGCAGTCGAACTCGGTGAACACGGTGAACGGGGTAGCGCCGCGGAATGTCTGGTCGACATTGTCGGCCTTCGCGGCAGGTTCGGGGGGTGCGCCGGTGCCGGTGACGGACAGGCACTCGTCGTACGTTGTGCCGCCGGCCGGGCAGCGTTCGATCCAGGTGACACCCTGCTGCCAGTGCGGATTGTCGATGGACGGTTTCTGTACGGCGTCCCACAGGCCGTAGGGCAGTGGGGTGAACGCCGGTGGGTCGATGATTTGGCGTGCTCCGGCCACCGGCGCTCACCCCTTCCTGCTCACTCGGTTGGCTGCCGGTCAGACGCGGGCTTCGTCACCGAGGAGCGCACCCGTGGCGCCCTTGACGTTGAACGGCACCGTGTACCGACGGGACTCGTGGCCGACGCGGGCGATGAGGTGGCACTCTTCCGACCACAGCGCGGTGTGGTCGTTGGTCTGGTTGAGGACCGAGTCACGGACCACGCCGAGGTCGAGGCTCATGCCTGTGCCGCGGACGAAGGTGCCGGCCGGGTAGATGAGGAAGTCGACCGTCGTCGGCCACGCGGTCAGCGCGGTCGCGTTGCCGAACTGGCTCGTGCCGCGGACCTGCCAGTCGTCGACCCACTGGACGCGCACGTTGCGGTCGGTGAAGTAGCTGGTGATCTGCTCGTTGGACACGGCCGGGAGTTCCACCCCAGCCTTCCAAGCGAGGTCAGCGCGAAGCACTTCGCGAACCCAGGACGGCAGGACGACTTCGAGGACGTCGTCGATGCACATGCCGAACCGCTCGCGGACGTCGGTCGCGGCGAGGCCCACGCTGTTGTAGATGCGGGGTGCGGCGGAGTCGTCGACCTCGCCTCCGATGGTGATTGCGGCGGTGGAGTCGGCGACCATCTGCGCGATGAAGCGGGCGTTCATGGCGTGGTCGTGGGCCGTCATCAGCAGCCTGATCATGTGCTGCGTCGCCTCGGGGTACGCCGAGTCGGTGAGGTTGCCTGCGGTGAGGCAGATACCGAAGCACTCCAGCCGTTCCTCCGAGAAGGTGGGGCACGGCACCCGGACGCACGGCTTCGTCGGCGAGCCGGTCGCGGCGGCGATGTCGTCGGCTTCGGTCCACAGCCACGGCGCGGACGCGTTGGTGAACTCGACGGCGAACCCGCCGAACGCGATGCTGCCGACGGTGTCCGCCAGCGACGGCGATACGGGGAACTGGATGCCCCCCCTTGTGACACCGAAGGTCGGCAGGTCGATCATGCCGCTGGAGCAGGCGATGTTGAAGAAGTCGTAGCGGATCTCGCTGGGTGCGCACCAGCCGCCGCCCGCGACGAGCGCATCCTGCTTGTCCTGCGAGGTCAGGAAGTCGAACAGTTCCTTGACCTGCGCGGGGCTCGACCGGTCGTCGAGGGTGTGCTCGTGCTCGTTGCGGATGCTCGCGACGAGCTGGTAATTCGGGTTGCCGTTCGTCTCGGGCATCGACTTGGCCTTGCGGTTGACCACGTCGGTGAGGCCGCTGAGGCTGCGGACTGCGTCGCCGTGGGCGACGCCGGGGATGTCGACGGAGGCAGTGACCGCGAGGCGCTGGGTGGGGACCTTGGGCTTCGGCGCGTGCGCGGCGGTCTCGGCGAGACTGGCGGTCGCGCGGCGGGCGATCTCCTCGGGGCGGACGCTGCCCCCGCGTCGGTCGGTCATGAGTGCGGCCATGCCTGCAGTGACTCCGCGGGCTGCTGCGGCGGCGATGGCTTCGACGTCGATGGGTGCGGCCGGTGTGGTGCCGGGGGTGGTGGTGTCGCCGTGGACGCGTTCCTTGAGTGCGGCGAGTTGTTCGCCGACGCGGGTGCGCTGGAGTTCGGCGTTGGCCTGGGCGCGGACTTCGCGTACGGAGAGTTCGGCGCGGATGCGGTCGAGGTCGTCGGCGAGACGCATCGCGTACTGGAGGGTTTCGGGGTCGACGTCGTCGATGGCTTCGACGCGTTCGAACTCGGTGGCGCCTCGGGTTTCGAGGTCGGTGAGGTCGTCGTCGCTGACGAGGGTGAGGTCGGGTGGGGCGTTGAACAGTTCTTCTGCGGGCACGGCCGCCTCCACGTTCGTCGGAGGGTTGTGTTTGCGTGCCCGCTTGTTGAGTTGCGCCGGTAGCGGGCGCATCCGGCGCAACTCAAGGCGAAGGGTATCCGCTAGCACACTGTGCTGCAATGTTCAACTATATTGACCGGACCAGTGAACCTAATGGTCAGGCGCTCGGAGAGGGCGGCGGAGGGGGCGCCGGACGCCGCTTCTTATTGCAACTGCACACGCTTGCTCACCTCCCTCCCGGGTGGACGCGACGCGACAGCATCCGCATCACAATCCGTACCGCATCACGCTCGGTCTGCTCCTGCGAGCGGCCCCACGCAACCGTCGGCCGACCAGCCGCCACCAGCGCCTGCGGCTCACCCGACGCGACACGGGCCCGCATCTTCGGCACCGGGAACCCCGGCACATTCACCGCCAGCAACCCCACCAGCCGAAGCTCCCCGCCGATCCGCCGCCAGTCCCCACTGACCTGGCCCGCGGCCTGAAGCTCGTATACCTTCAACGGATCAGCGCCCGGACGGACCGCGCCCGCGACCCAGATCCCGTGCGCGTCGTTACCCACCGCGACATCGGCGACCGCAGCACCCGTGTTGTCGTAGTGCTCCGCCGCCGGAGACGCACCCATGTGCAGCGGCGCATGCCCGGTACCGACGGTGATCTGACCGACCGCCACCCGGGACCCGTCGTCGCACTTCACCTCACCCGTCCGGTAGTACGGGTGCGCGTCTTCGTGCGGCGGCTGCACACACACACCCTCCTGCCCGATGTGGCAGGAACCCCACTGCGCAGCATGCCCGTAGATCCGGCCGTCGTCCGTGATCGTGATCGGTGTCGGCAGGCTGAGCTTCGGATCAGAGAACCAGGCGGCTTGCGGTTGCCGTACTGCTGCTGAAGCAGACATGGAGCCGCCCATGCCGTAGTCGCACCCGTCTTCTTCCGCAGCTGACATCAGGCTGCCAGCGGACACGCCAAGGGCTCGAGCGAAACCCGCCAACCGGTCCTCGGGCGGGCAGTTGATGTCTCCGGCGATGATCTCATTGACGGTGCCGGTGCTGATTCCAGCCGCGTTCGCCATGTCGGCGATGATGTCGGCCCGGCTCGTGTCCTCATCCATCTTCCGTTCGATGGCGCGGTTCAGTGCTCCTGCCAGCGAAGAGCCGAATGCGTGACGAGAGTTTCCAGCGAGAGTTCCGGCCCTCATGTTCAGCTCGGGCGGCTCCCGGTCGGCGTCCCGCAGATGCCCGGCGAGGTGGTTGTAGACGCCTTGGAAGTCGGCCCGCGGGATCGTCGTGCCGCCGCGGCCACCGTTCAGGATGCCGATCCCCGTAGAGCAGGCCGTCAGGTTCGCCGCCCCCGGGCTGCCGTCCGCGCCGACCTCGTGATGAATGAACCGGGCGGCATCCTTGACGAGTTCACCGTCTTCGATGCGGTCGTCATCAATCCACGCGTACGCGTTCCGCGCGGTCGCCACCGTCATCGGCGACGGAAGACGCGCCTCGTTGGCCGGGCCGTCCCAGTCGCCTTCGGAGGTTGCGGTGTCGTGCGTGCCGACCGCGCCAAACTTCTCTGCCACTGCGGCTTCGCCGACCGGCTGCCCGCCGGCCACCACAGCGCCCTCCTCGTCGAGGAGCGCGACATAGGCTTCGGCGAACGCGGGGATGTCGACGAGGGTGGCGCCGCGGATGCGGCCGCCGTGGAAAATCATCTTCTCCGGCTGCGCGAACAGCATCTCGAGCAGGTCGCCCTCGTCGCCGTCTTCCATGCCGGCGTTGACGTCGTCGGGCCACACGAACTCGACGTCGGCGTCCGCGATGGAGTCGGCGTCGATGCTGACGCCGCGGAGGAACTCGCCCTTCAACTTGTCGTAGGCCCGTTGTCCGTTGTCGTCGGACAGGTCGAGAACCCCGGCGCCCATGATCTTGTTGTCGTCGCGCCAGATGCGGTCGATGCGGCCGACGTTGACAGCCTTGGTGCGCGCCTCCCCACCGTGGGAGTCTTCGATGTTCCACCGCAGCGGTATCGGGAGGTCGGCCCAGGTGAGCGCTCCGGGTGCGAATTCGCGGCCGTCGCCGGTGACGATGCCTTCGACGGCGAGGACGCCTTCCCATGAGGGGGTCTCGCCTGTGTAGCCGATCCTGCGGACGTCGTCTTCGTCGTCGCGCTGTGGCCGGTTGCCTTCTTCGGCGAGCAGGGTGCGGGCCTGGTCCTCGGCGTCGGTTTCGGTTGCGTGGCAGCCCATGAGTTCGTCGGTGGCTTCTTTTACGACGGCCCACGGCGTATCGGCACCGCAGTCCGGGTGGTCTTGCACGATGCTGTACGGCACGCTGCCGCCTCCTTGCTCGTGGTGTGTCGGCGGCATTGTGTCCGCGGAAGCCGCCAAGATCATTCCGGCGGCTGCTGCCTGCTCGTCTCCCTGCGGCCAGACGGTGACCAACGTGCCCCTGCAGCGGGAGCCGCCGAGGCAACCCGTGTAGCCGCCCGACGGGTAGGCGGCGCGGGCGTCGGGCAGGGTGGTGTAGCGGGTGCCGTCGATGTCGCGACATGGGGAACATGAGTTGCGGTCGAGGATCTCGCTGGCCGTGTACTCGGCAGGCGGTGCGACTGCGAGGACGGCCATGCGGCCCTCGTTCTGCGCCGCCGACATGGCGGCGCCGACCTGCTCCTCAACTGCCGCACCCGACAGGGACGCGAGGTGCTCATCCACCTGCGCCGCAACCTGCTCCGCCGACCCCGAACCCCACACCCGCATCGCCTGACGGACCGCGGACTGCACCAGCCCCACACCCAGGTAGCGGGCTGTCGTACGGCCGACTTGGCGGAGCCGGTCCCGGATCGCCGCGGCGGTCAGCGCCTCATCGTCGAGGGACCATTCGGGAATGTCGACGCCCTGCGCTTCGGCCTCCGCCTGCTGCTGCTCGCCTGCCTCCCGCGCGTACGCGATCATGCGGGCGATGAGGAGGCGCGCCCCGTCCTCGGTGTCGACGGTCAGTCCGTCGAGCAGGTCCAAGTTGTCAGCCTCCGCCGCGGCTTGGATGCTGGCGGTGATCTCGGCGCGCATCGCCTCCTGCACGCTGGCCCACGCCTCGACCGTGCCGTCTACGGCTTCGTGCCAGGCCTTGTCCATCTGCGTGAAGTCAGCGCGGGACGCGAGTTCGAGTTCGGTGGGCTGGCGGCGCAACGGACCGGCCGCCGCGGTTCGAGCGGTGGTTCGTGTGCGGCCGGTGACGCGGACGGGGACACCGAGTTCGGCAGCGAGTCCTTCGGCGGCCGTGCACATCGCGTCCAAGAGCAAGGCGCCGCCGCGGTTGGTCTCCACCTCGACATGGACGACGTCCTCGTCCCACCTCGGGGTGAGGACGCGGGCGGAGGCGGTGACGTCGCCGCCGAGGGGGATGTCAGTGTGCTCCCCGGCGAACGCCACGCGGACGCGGTCGAAGGTGACCGACCCGAGGCGCTCCTCCAACGCGATGATGAGATCCAGCTCGTCGGAGTACGCGGCACAGATGCGCGGCTGCCAGGGCGTGTACTGGTCGGGAAGGTTCTCCGCGTCGAGGACGTTCGCCACCGAGTAACGGGCGGCGTCGTAGGCGTTCGCCAGTGCAGGTGCTACGGCCGGGCGGCCGTCGCCGCGATCGTCGCCGACGGCCCACACCCACGACGGGGAGTCGCCGTCGGAGTTCCAGTGGTTCGCGCCGAAGATCCGCGCCTCGATGGGCTGCCCGATCCAGTTGGCGTAGTCGGCGACTTGGTCGATGAGAGCGCGCCGCTCTTCGTCGGTGAACACGCTGCCGTCGTCGCCGAGGAAGTACAGCGTGCAGTGCAGATCCTCGGCAGCCTCGCCGCCCTCGATCGCCAGCCGCGCCGCGTCCTCCGGCGTGGGCATCAGCGCAATCATCGCGCCAGAGGTGTGCGAGCCGTCAGCGGCGGCCGTGAGCGAACCCATTGGAACTCCGGTGGGAGACGGTGGTCAGAAACCCGGTCGTATCCAGATGCGGGGACAGCCGGCCGATCGTGAGCTGCCCGAACGCAGACAGTCGCGCCTCGTACACGCCGGACGTGCCTGGTCTGGGCAGAGTCGGGAGCTTGACCGCGGCGTGTGTGAACGGGCAGGAGTAGGCGTGTGTTGAGCACAGTGCGGGGTGGAGGAGTTCGGGCGGCCGACCGGCGGCGAATCTGACGGCGTGTAGGGCTTTTGCTTGTTGGGCCATGCGTTCGTCGCGGGCGCGTGCTGCTTCGGCGCGCGCGGCTTCGGCGGGTGGTGGTTCGCTGGGTGTGTCGGGCGGTGTCCGGTCTTCTGGCTGATCCGTCTCCGGCTCGGTGGTCTGGCCGGGGCGCGCGGCGGCGACGGGTTGGATGGTGACTTGTTCGCCGGTGAGTTCGGTGATGGCGGATGGGGCTCCGGTGGGGAGGGTGTGGATGACGATCTTGAGGGCTTGTTCCTTCAGCTCGTCGTCGCTGGGTTTGTCGGCTTCGGTGAAGCCGGTTTCGCGGCGGAGTGCGTCGCCGTTGATTTCGAGGCGGTCGTAGAGCTGGATGGCGTCTTGGCTGCGGTCGGGGCGGAGGGTGAGTTCGGACATGTCGTACCAGACGACCCAGCTCGCCCAGTCTTCGACGCGGGAGGCTTGAAGCCGGGGCTGGAGGTAGCCGGTGGTGAGGGCTTGGGCGATGAGTTCGGCGTCGGGGGCGACGTTGACTTTCAGGTTGGTTTCGTCACTCAGCCAGCCGTTCCAATGGTTCAAATCGGACATGCCGAGCAGCACTTCGGGTGGGATGTTGAGCTGCGAGGCGAGGCGTTTGATGGCGCTGTCGCGCTTCTCGATGATCTTGTCGTCGATGCGCAGCGTGAAGTCGAGGTGCTGGAACTTCCCGATCAGTTCTTCCGGCACCTTGATCGGGATTGGCACGATGGCTGCCGCTGTCCCTGGCGTACGGATCGCCTCAGCAGCGAGCTCGATCCACTCGGCCACGAACGGGTCCGGCGCGTCAGCGAACTCTTCTCGCACCGGGAAGGTGGCCTCGGACGGAATGAACCACACGCCAGCGCTGGCAAGTCGGCTGAGGTACTGGCTGATGATGTGCCGGTTCACCAACTCCAGCTCGCGCATGGTGGTGCGGGCCGCGCGGGCGGGGCTGTCGGCAACATGGTGGTAGCGCTTGTTGGGGCGCCATACCCGGATGGGGGCCATGGAGTCGGGGGCGAGGGGGCGCCAGTTGTAGCCGTCGCGGGGGTTGTTTTCGTCGATGACTTCGTAGTGGCCGCGTGCTGCGCGTACTTCGTCGATGGACCGGACAGCCCACTTCTCGATGCCGCCCACGTTTTCGACGATGACGTAGCCCTCACCGGGGACTGCGAGTTGGGTGCCGAGGCCGTTCATGATTTGGGCTTGTCCGGCGACGCCTCCGGCGAAGGTGGTCATCAGCTCGACGGCGGTGCCTGCTTCGGCGCGTACGGGTTCGTCGGCTCCGGGTTCGAGTTTCGCGGCGTAGAAGCGGATGCGGGAGAGCATGTTGGCTTCCCAGTCGGCGGCGTATCGGAATTCGCCGAGGTCTGAGTAGTACTGCCAGGCTTCGTTTTGCCAGGTGTCGGGGGTGCGGATGAGTTCGGTGCGGGGGCTGGTGGTGGGGGTGGCGGCGGCCGTGAGCGCGGCGGGTTCTGGGCGTGGCGGGGGTGTGGGTGTGGGCATGACGCCACGGCGGGTGAAGGCGTGATACCAGGCCATGTGCTGCTCCCGCGTTCCCTGGGGGTGGGTCTGCGGGTGACGGTAGGCACTAGCCGGGGAAGATCATTCCGGGGTGAATGCGGAATTGAATTAAGCGGACCGGTAAAACTAATTGCCCTTTACTGGTTCGGGTTAATTAATTGCTGCGGCTTGCGCTTCAGGTCCCTGCATCTCTTACACTCACGTCACGGTTCGTGGCGCGGATGGCAGCAGGCACCCACAATTCACCTGGAGACACCCATGGCTGACGCCACGATTGAGATCCACCAGATCGCCGCCGAGACCCTGCTCGTCCCCCTCGTCGGGACCACGCCGCTGATCGTTCACCGCTTCAGCGAGAAGGCGAAGCGGCAGATGCTCGACAACATGCAGGGCCGCAAGTCCCCGAAGCAGGCGAAGGACCCGCAGGCGGAGTACGAGGCCGCGTTCTACCGGCTCGGGGACGGCGGCTACGGCTTCCCCTCGCTGGCCTTCAAGGCGGCCACGGTCGGCGGTGCGCGGTTCTACTCGGGCGTGACGATGACGGCGCTCAAGCAGTTCATGTACCTGCGTGGCGAGGTCGGTGACGACGGGCGTGCGCTGACCCGTATCGAGGGCGAGCCCATCATGCGGGAGGACGTCGTCACGGTCGGTCGGAACGGCTCGGACCTGCGGTACCGGCCGCAGTTCTCGGAGTGGCGCGCCACGCTGGAAGTCACCTACGTGACGTCCGCGTTGACGCGTAACTCGGTGCTTTCCCTGATCGATGCCGGGGGTATGGGCGTCGGAGTCGGCGAGTGGCGCCCGGAGAAGGACGGCGACTTCGGTACGTACCGTGTGGATCCGGCTCGTGAGATCGAGGTCGTGACGAGTGCGGGAGAGAAGGTGGCGGCATGACAGCGGATCTTCGAGGCCAGTTGCAGGCTGTCTATGACCAACACTCGGAGCTGACGCCGGATCTGGTGGTGGACGTGGCGCGCGATCCGGAGCACCCGTTGCACTCGCGGTTCGAGTGGGATGACTCGGTGGCGGGTGAGGCGTGGCGGCGTCAGCAGGCGCACGACTTGATCCGCAAGGTGAAGGTCGTCTACCGCGAGGCGGATGAGTCGGGTCCGGAGAAGTCCGTCCGCGCTTTTCATGCCGTGCGGTCCGATAAGGGCCATGTCTATGAGCCGGTGGAGAAGGTCGTCGCTGATGACTTCACTCGTCGGCTTCTGCTGAACGACATGGAGCGGGAGTGGAAGGCATTGCATCAGCGGTATCAGGAGTTCGAGGAGTTCTTGTCGATGGTGCGGCGGGACGTCAGCGACGCGGCCTGATTCGGCAGGCTTGGCAGGTCTTGGCTGGTCACGTCCCAGTCCGGCATCGCGCGGCTAGGTTCGGCAGGCGAGTCATGGCGTGGCTTGGTGGAGCAACGCGGGTTAAGGCGCGGCGCGGCATGGCAGGCGGGGTCTGGTTGGGCCCGTCCTGGTGAGGCGAGTCGAGGCGCGGCAGGCTTGGCCCGGCACGGTCCGGCGGGGAAGGCATCGCTAGGCAGGGCCGGGCTTGGCAGGCTCGGCATGGCTAGTAGTGGCCCGTTCGGTCTTGGTAGGGCTCGGCGTGGATCGGCACGGCAGGCTCGGTGCGGCGGGGCTTGTCTCGGCGGAGTCTGGCATCGCTTGGTGAGGCAGGGCTCGGCAGGCTCGGCGCGGCTGGTCCTGGCCGGGCTTGGGTCGGCAAGACTTGTCTCGGCTTGGCAGGGCAGGCGTGGTCCGGCACGTCGTGGCACGTCGGAGTGCGGTGCGTTTGGGTAGGGCTCGGCAGGCTCGGCGGGGTCAGGCAGTGCTGGTTGTGGCTAGTCACGGCTTGGCAACGCGTGGAATGGCAGGCTCGGCAGCGCAGGGCGCGGCACGGCAGAGCGAGGCGCCACGTGGCATGGCACGGCAGGCCAGGCATCGCAGGGCACGGTCGGGCAGGGCCGATCGCGGCATGGTTGGGCTCGGCAGTCATGGTGTGGATAGGCGAGGCATCGCCAGGCACGGCACGGCAGGCGCGGCAGGCGCGGCCAGGTCGGGCGCGGCATGGTCGGCAGGGCAGGCGGGGCATCGCGGGGTCCGGCGTGGCTTAGCAGGGCCCGGCCAGGCGTGGTCAGGCGTGGCAGGCACGGCACGGCAACGCAAGGCGTGGCTCGTCCTGGCCCGGCGGGGCAACGCAGGGCAGGCGTGGCTGGTTCTGGTGCGGCGTGTCTGGGCGCAGTGCGGCGGGGCGCGGACTGGCATGGCAGGCGAGAGAACACCGAGGGCCGTTCGCGTGACGCACACCGCGAACGGCCCTCAACCTCACCCATCCCTGCAAGCCAGATGCTACGGGCTGCTACGCCCACTCCTGTCCGGCGAGCAACGCGCCCACGGCCCACGTCGCCAACCACACCAGCACCGGCATCGCCAAACCCGCCACCGCCCACACCCCGCCCGTCACCACAAGCGCGATCCAACCGCTCGCACACCAAGGACACGACAGCAACTCGGCCAACCAGAACGGCGACCACCTGCGCCGGTGCACGTAACGCTCCAGCACGCCGTCGTTTTCCTGTACGGAACCGAGGGCCGCGTACGCACGCCGCACCCCCAAGGGCATCTCCTGCTCACCCTCAGGACGACCCAACGGCGACCAACCCTCGTAGGCGTAGTACGCCCCACGCTCAGGCTCCGTCAGCGCCCGCCAGCCACCCGTCAGCCGGTCACGCAGCCACAGCACCGGCGGAAACGTATCCGCCACCAGCAACCGCGTAAGCCGGTACACCGCGAGCGACATCACGAGCAGCAGCAGCCAAGTCTCCATCACAGAGCCGCAGGAGTCGTCTCACCCTGGAGCGACTTATACACCGACACCGTGTACGAGGTACCGCTGTTGTACGAGGACTTGAACGACACGAGCGCGCTATCCAGGTACGTCAGCAGCTCCTCCATCTCCGCCTCGTTCTCGCCGTTGATGATGGCGCCCTCGATGGAAAGCTTCGCTCCTCCCGTACTGCTGATCAGGTAGTGGACGGTCAGCGGGTTGTAACCGCTAGTCGGAAACGCCACGAGAACTCCCATTGATCCAGAACTGCTTTTGATGATTCGTCGGCACCCTCGTGTCCACATGCACAGGAACCCCCGCGCCCATCAGGCGCCAGCAGAACGACAGGTCCTCACCCACCAGCGTCCCCGTACCGTCGACGATCGGATCAAACCACGCCCCGGCATCGACGCGTTCCAGCGCCGAACGGTGCACCAGCAGACACGCCGCCCCCGTACCCGCCACACGCACCAGCCCCGAAGGAACTGGCCTCTCCCACTCCGTGAACACCTTCGCGTCATCCACCCACCCGTGCAGCGTCGGAAACACCCGCGTCGTCAAGCCGCCCATGCCGTCCGGCTCTTCCTCCACCACCCCGTAGCAGAGGGCGCCTACCACCGGCCGCTCCACGGGGTCAGCCGACGCGAGCAGACACGACAGAGCATCCGGCCGGAACCCCATGTCCGTGTCCACAAACCACAGCCACTCCCCGCCCCCAGCGAGGAACTCAGCCACGGCCTGGTTACGGACATGGGCAATCCCGATGGGCCGGTACCGCACCGGCATGACCCCGGAGATGACAGGCTCTTCAGCCCGCCGGTCGTGGCTCATGGCGAGGAGCAGCGACTGCATGAACGTGTGGGAGACCCAACCGGGATGGACGTAGCTGACGACGACTCCGCTCATGCTGGTCACCGTACGCGCCCGCCAACAATCTGCTTTCTGGCCAGATCGCCACCCAACGAACCCTGACCACGCGACGCCGTCCCCACCAACTTCAGATGCCACGCGGTCCACACGCAGTTGTGCACGAGGATTCCGTTCGCATAGAACTCGTGCTCACCCTCGATCGTCAGGTCGTACACGGGCTGCCTTGTTTCGAGCGCGGAGATGCGCTCCACACGAGTTCGAGCACGTCGCCGGAACCGGCTGATACTTGCTCTGCATGAACTCCCCTCCGCAGATCGGGCAGTTCGCCGGCTTGCGATACCGGTCAGCGCGGTCAGCAACACGACGCATGCACGCAGGAGAGCAGTACCGCGACTCCTTGAAGCCGCGCGTCTCGTAAGGCCTGTCACATGCTTGGCAGACCTCCGTGCGGTACTCCTGCTTGGCGTAGACATCCTTGCCGTGCTGTCGATGCCACTCGCGTCCCTCATCGCTGCTGTGCCACTCGGCAGCCATGGGGCGAATGCTCGCCAGGTGCTCCAGCCATTCCGGGCTATCGAGGTCCCGTTCGTGTTCGTGGAGCAGGGCGTGCTCCTTGCGGGTGACGCACCGGAGGTTGCTGGACTCGTTGTTGAGCGGGTTGAAGTCCACGTGGTGGATGACATGGCCGCGAGGAACTTCGTCAGCGCCGTTCGCAGCCTTCCAGACCTCGACGTGGAGCTGACCCATCCTGGGTATGCGCCGGCTGTTCGCGTAGGCAGTGAAGTAGACCCTCGACGAGCGACTCTTCGACAGAGGGAAACGAGTGAACGTGATGCCGTTGAAAACGACCGACTCAGTCTGTTTGGGCATACGTCAATTCTATCGCCCCAGACCATCTCATCCACTCGAATGAACCCATTTTGTTCGGTCCATACCTTGTGATCTGGAGTGGCCGTGAACGCCCCGGCCGTCGTCACGACACGCATCACCTCAGCGCTCGGACGCGTCATGCCAGACCACGTCACACGGCGCCACCCGGCCCGCGTCCACGCCAAGTCGTCCGTCGTCACCTCCTCAATCGGGATCTGCCCGCGACGGGTAGTGACCAGAGTCCCGGCAACAAGGCACGCGTCCAATCGGTCCGGTGACCAGCCCGCTTCCGGGTACCAGGTCGCCATCTGGTCCTCCAGCTTCGGGAACTCGCCGGCGTGGTGCCACCTGTTCTGTGCAGTGAGCGCCGCCACGGGCTCCGCTCGCACCGCCTTGCCCCTGGTCGCGGTGACCGTGCGGATCGGAATGTCCACGCCGAGCGCGTCGGCCGCCGTGCGCAGCGTCGCGACGGCCATGTCCCCTCCAAAATTTCGCTCTACGACCAAGTCGTCTGCTTCCCAGTCGATCGCGGCCTGCACCGCGCGCCGGCCCCATCCGTCGGGCGACAACTGGCAGGACCGGTCGTCGAGGACGTAGCCGTGATGCTGCGGCCGGCCGCCATCCCCAGGAAGTACGAGGCCGGACTTCCCGACCACGACGATGCCCTGCTCCCCGGCGCCGCCGGACGGGTCGACGCCGACGGTGATTCGTACGAGGTCGGGTACGTCGCCGGGCCGTACGCGCGCTTCGTCGATCATCGTGTGTTGCCAGAGCGCGTTCTCGTCTTCTTCGATCAGCTCGCCGTACAGTTCCTGACGGCCGAGCTGCGTGCCCGCATACCGTTCCTCGAGGGAGGCTTTGATGTCCTCGGAGATGTGCGGGTTGTCGCGGTAACTGGCGTGCGTCAGCATGACGTTCGCGACCGCTCCGGAGTGCAACTGCTTGATGAGCGGCTTCGGCTTCGGCGTGGTCGAGGCGACCCAGTGCGGGCGCGGGCCGACACGGAGGCCGAACCGCATGTGGTCCCAGGCGTCGTCGAGGTGCCGCCACGCCGCCAACTCCTCCAGCCACGCGAGGCATCGGTTACCGCCGGACCGTAGGCGGTCGACGTCGTTGGGTCCTTCCGTGCCGAAGATCTTCGCCTCGGATCCGTTGGGCCAGCGGACGATGGTGCTGCCCTTGACGGTGGCGAGCTTCGCTTCTGGGCTGTGGACGCTCAGCCCGGATGGCCCGGAGAAGCAGGAGGTGACGGCGTCGCCTTGGGTGGGGCCGATGATGGCGATCCAGTGCGGGATCGGGCCGGGTAGGCAGGGCGGTCCGTGGACGTGCTGGTGGACGTACGCGGCACACGCGTCCGTCTTGCCCGCCATCCTGCCGGCGAGCAACAGCCACCCGTAGAAGTCGCCGGGCGGCGGCACCTGGTGGGGAAGCGGAGTCCACCTGGGTTTCGTCAGCGCGTCGTAGAGGCTGCCCACGTCCGCAGCCGATCGGATAGCGGCCTCCGCGAATTCGGCGCGCGTGTTCCCCCGCTCCTGCTGGAGTGGGAAGAAGCTTTCCCAGTCGACGCCCATGGTCGGATTGTGGCTGCTGTTCGAGGGTGTGCTGTCCGGAGCGGGGGTTGGTTGTTGTCTCGTACGCTGGCCGTGCGCCAGGGCCTCATGTCCCTCATTGACCCGTGGGCGCCCCCGGGAAGAAGCGCAAAGGGGCGCCACTCAGCGGCGGCTACCAGCGGTCGGGCAGACCCGAGGTGTGCTCGCCATGCCAGTGCCACAGCCACGTGCGTGCGGGGGCGTGGTGGAAGCGGGCTCCGGCTGCGAGGAGTTTGCGCCACAGGCCCCAGTCGTCGCAGGCGCTCTCCTGCTGGTCGCCGTACGGTTCGAAGCCGCCGACATCGCGTACGAGTTCGGTGCGGGCAAGGACCGTGACGGGGATGTAGTTCCGCTGGCGGAGGTCATCCGGGTCGAAGGGACGGCCGAATACGCCGGGCCACGGATCGAACGCGCGGGACGAGACCACATCGAACCACGGATAGACCACGTCCGCGCCGGTCTCCGCGGCGCCCTTGACCAGGGTCAGGATGTGCTCGGGGCGCCACTCGTCATCGTCGTCGAGGAACGCCGAGTACTCGGTGTCGACTGCGGCGAGCGCCCGGTTGCGGGCTGCGGCTGCGCCGATGTGCTGGTGGTCGACGTAGATGCTGGCGCCGGTGACGGGGCGGGTTTGGGCGTGGATGCTGTCGAGGGCACGGCGGAGGTAGTCGGCGCGGGGCGGGATGGTGGGGATGACGGCGGTCACGCCTGGGTGGAGTGCCAAGGTTCGTCTCCGTCCTCTCGCTTGCGCCGTTCGCAGATGTCACAGACCGTTCCGCTGAGTGCGTAGTGAGTCCATTTCGGCTTGTGCGTGCGTCGCTTCCGGTCGGCGCGGTCGGCGAGGACGTTGATCATTCCTACGGTCTTAGGGGCCTCGCCGCTCAGTACTCGGTAGGCGTCTGCTGCGCCTTCGATGTAGGCCCGTTCTTCTTCGCCGAGGGAGTCTGACTCGTCGTCGTTGTCCAGGTCGGGGAGGCGTGCAATGAACTGCTTGAGCGCTTCCTCGTCGGGCGCGGCCATGGGGTTCCTCCGGGTTTCTGGCGAACGCTCCAGGATACATTGGCCGGTCCGGCGAATGCTCGGTTTAGCGGTGTCGGGCGTCGCCGCGGTCGGGTCGACCGGAGGTGTTCCCGCCGCCGTGATGGTGCCAGGTCCAGCTACGCACCGGTAGGTGGACGATCTTTGCTCCGGCGATGATGCAGTCCTTCGTGAACGTGAAGTCCTCCCCGGCCACGTTGCGGAAGCCGACCTGCTGCGCCAGTTCGGTGCGGACGAGGATGGTGATCGTCGTGGAGTGGGGGTGGGCGTTGTCCCAAGGCTTGCCGAAGAACATGGGGAACGGGTCGCGGCCACCGCGTACGCGGAACCATGGGTAGACGTAGTCCGCGCCCGTCTCGGTGGCGCAGGCGAGGAGCTGCGCTAGGTGGGTGGGGTCGAGTTCGTCGTCGCTGTCGAGGAACGCCACCCATTCGGTGGTGACTTGGTCGAGGCCGCGTTGCCGGGTCGCGGCGGCGCCCTGGTGCTGGGTGTCCTCGACGGTGATCAGCAGGTGGGGGATGGTCTGTGCGTTGACGGAGTTGATGGCGCGTTGCAGCATGCCGTTCCGCTTGCGGGCCGCGTGGTACGGGACCACGACGGACACGAGCGGCTCGCTCACTGCGGCTCTCCCCCTGGGCAGTACCACAGCCCAGTGACAGCCCCAGCGTCGCCTTCGGCGGTCTCCCATAGGTGCACCCCGTGAGGCCGCTTCTGCTGGCCGCAGTGGCGCGCAGCGGGCTCCGTGCGGATTTCTGCCATCAGCTTCGCGGCATTCGCTTCTCCGACCAAGCGAATCAGAGTTGGTACCAGGCCGTCTCGTAGCGCATCGCGTCCGATCTCCAGTGCCACTTCGTCGCGGTGTGCGTCGATGAGGGCGTTCTTCTCCGTCGCCGATCGCATGTCCCAGATGTCGTCGAACAGCCTGTCGCGCGCGCTCACCGTGGCGTCCCCTTCCACAAGATCTCGTTGTCGCCCTGAATACGGAGCTCCAGCGTCTTCCAGGGGCGGAGTCCGTAGTCGGCGTGGGCGGCTTTCGTCCCGTCGAGGTAGTGGAAGCTCTCGACGCACCAGAAGCTGACGTGGGTGGGGTCGGCGAACGCGTGCCACGTCCCAGACAGGGCGTTGGGTACACGGATCTCGAACACGCCGCCGGGGCGGAGGACGCGGTGCGCTTCGTTCATCACCGCGATCCGGGCGTCTCCGGCGGGGATGTGTTCCATGACGTGGGAGGCGCGCATGGCCTCCACGGTGTGGTCGCCGGTGGGCCATGGCGTGTCTTGTGCGAGGCGCCGCCATGGGCCGGTGCCGTGGTTGGGGTCGAGGTTGGTCCAGCCTGCTGGCAGGAGCTTCCCGCCACCGATCTCCAGTCTCATCCGACACGCTCCGGCCAGTGCCACGTGCCGCCCTGCTTGCGCAGCTCGTCGTGGCACGCGTCGTTGAAGAACATGCCGCTCGGGTTCAGCACCGCAAGCGCCACCCACTCGGCTCCTTCGGCCTCGGTGTGTACCTCGGGGTCTGGGTGCGGGTTGTCGAGGCTGTAGACGGCGGCGACGATGGCTGCCCGGCACTGGGAGGTGTACTCGCCGCCCGGGGTGCCGTAGCTCTGATAGTGCACGATCCTGCCAACGCTCGGTACCTGCTCGCTCATCAGTGCCTCACTTGTAGTCGTCGAGGTCGTAGTGCCCGCACTGCAAGCACTGGTACTTGTGGTCTGCCGGGCGCGGGTGCGGCTTGTACCAGTCGTGGCCGTCGCCCTTCGGGCACACGCTGTGGTTCGCCGGGTCCGGGCAGTCGTCCAGCACCGAGCCGGGGCCGGGTGACCGCGCTGGTCTCCACGGTGACGGGGGCTGCTGTCCTTTCCAGTCCCGTGCACGGCGCCTGCGCTCCGCCTCCCCAGCAGCCCTGCTCACAGCAGTTCGACCGTCCACACCGTGTCCGCCGCGTCCGGAGGCAGCACGTGACCGACGTAGCCGTTCGCTTCTGTGCTCAGGCACAGGACGCCGAACTCGCCCGCCTCGACGCTGATCCCTTCGGCGCCCAGCTCGTTGAGGAGGGCCGCCAGCCGCTGCGTTGCTTCCTGCGGGGTCAATGCCGTCCGCTCCCCTCGTACTTCAGCCACGCGTTCGCCAAATGCTTCCCCGGCAGACTCGCGGGCTTCAGCTTCGCCTGCCGCAGCACGAACGGCTGCGACACCTGATCCCGCGCCGACCCGCTCTCGACCTCACGCGCCCACGCTGCGCCCATCCGCCGCACTGCCGTCGTATGCCGGCGGGCGATCACACCCGACGCCCACAGCCCCCAGCCGGTGGGGTGCCCGGCCTCGCGGTAGCGCTTCGTCTGCCACGCCGCCACGCCGTCCGGGTCCTTGCCGAGTGCGGCGATCTCGATCGCCTCGTCGTACAGGCACGACCGCCACGGGTGCTCGAACTGCGCGATCGGCTTCGCCAGAGCGAGCGCCTCAACCGCAAAGTCCGAGGAGACGACACGGAACGACGCGTCGATCCAGACCGAAGCCGCAGCGTCCGTGTACTTCCACGGCTCGAACTTCGCCACCTTCGCCGCACGCACCGGCAGCACATCCGGCTGAGGCTCCACCACCACACGCCAGCCCTTGGCGTCCACAGGCTCCGCGTCGGTGACGAACACCCAGTCCACCTCGACGCCAGCCTGCGCCAGCACCGGCTTCACCGGGTCGTAGGCGTCGTAGCACGCGGTCACAATCGCGATATCAGCGGGCATCGCGGTACCACCTCACAGTCTCAGCAATCCGGTCCCAATCAAGCTCCGGCTTCCAGTCCAGCCGGTCCCAGCCCTCACCCTCAGCAGTGATCTGCACCGGCACCTCACCCGCACGCATCGGCAGGTACTCGATGCCCGCCTTCGACCCGGTCTCCTTCAGGACGAACTCCGCCAGCTCGTTCACGGTGACCGCCTGCCCGGTGCCCGCGTCGAAGGTCTCGTCGTCCCCGAACGCCGTGGCCTCAACGAGCATCCGCCCGACGTCGTCCGCGTGCACGAGGTCCATGGCCTGCTCGCCGTCACCCCAGATCGGCAGCGGCCGGTTCTCCCACGCTGCACGCGCGAAGGTGGGCACGATCTTCTGCGGATGGCCCGGCCCGTAGTGCTGGTAGGGGCCGTAGCCGTTGAACGCGCGGACCGTCGACACGGGCAGCCCGTACGCGTGATGCCAGGCGGTGGTGAGCCTGCGGGCGGCGACCTTCGTCGCGGTATACACGCTCGGGAACGGATCCGGCATGCTGATGCCGACGTAGCGGGCGTCATGATCCCGACACCACTCCAGGATGCGGAGCGTGCCGATGACGTTGACGTGGATGGCAGTCTCCGCCATGTCGAACAACTCGGACGTGCCGAGGACCCCGGCGAGGTGAATCACCGTGTCGGCGTCGCCGAGCGCGTCCAGACTGCCGAGGACGTCCAGGCCCTGCGTACGGTCGAACGCCCACACCTCATGCCCCGCCGCTTCGGCGGCTTGAATGGTGGCGCGGCCGAAGAAGCCTGCACCACCTGTTACTGCGATCTTCAACGGTTTCTCCTTGCTGGTCACCACGGCCTCTTCCCCCACTTCTTGCCGAACGTCTCCATGTCGCGTCCGGCTTGCGTCTGAAGCTCGGGGCGCTCGTACATCGAGCCGTTGGGGCACCGGTGCTCAACCGCCAGGCCCGGGACGAGGAGCGCACCGCCCCGCTCGCGTGCAACCCAGTCGATGTCGTCGTCACTCGCCCACCAGGCCATCGACTCGTCGAGACGGAGCCCGGCCTCACCGCGGAGCAGGTAGGCGTAGCCGGTGATCCGTGTCCGCAGGTCCACCGGTTCGGCCTTCGTGTGGAGGATCTGCCGTCGGCCGCCGTGCTGGTCTGGGTAGGCGAGCACCGCGGTGGTGGAGCGCATCGCCGTGGACAGGCCGTCGATCCAACCAGCGGGGACGGTGACGTCGGAGTTGAGGACGGCGATGTCCCACCGGTCGGCGCCGTGGCTGTATGCGGTCAGGTCTGAGTTGGCGAGCCCGATGTTCCACAGCAGGCTGATGTTCGGTGGGTCGATTGGCGCCCACACCACATGCACCTTGCCGTGCCACGGCTCGGGGTCGATGCGCGGGTCGGAGAGGTTGTCGATGACGGTGACCTGGTCGACCTGGTCGACGACGGAGTTGATGCAGTCGGCGAGCATGTCGTGCCGGTTCCGCGTCGGGATCACCGCGGCCCGGAACAGGTCACCCATCGGTCGACTCCCGCAAGGATGCGCGCAGTACGTCGCCGATCTCCAGCAGGGCGTGTACAACGGCAGCGGTGGCGATGGCTTGGGCTTTCGCCGAGTGCGCCAGCATGACGTCGGTCCTGACTTCGCCAATGGGGATCTCGTTGAGGGCGGAAGCGACGCCGTCTAGGCATCCCTTGGCGGACTTCCGGTGGGGCCCCTCTCCGGGGGCTGAGGCGCTCACGCGGCGAGCCACTGCGGGTTGTCGGCGTACCACTTCACGATGTCCGTCAGCGTGTCGTCCAGCGGCCGCGGACCAGGCCACCCAAGCCCGGCGAGCTTCGACCCGTCGAGCGCGTAACGGTGGTCGTGTCCCGGCCGTTGCCCGTGGTAATCGACGAGCTCGTAGTCGAGGGTGCGGCCAGCCGCGGCGGCCATGCGCTGGGCGACGTCGAGGTTGGTCGCCTCCTCACCGACGATGTTGTAGCGCAGCGGGCCGGTGGGCATCGTCGGGTAGTACGTCAGCCGCTCGTCGCCGTCGAAGTGCTCGGTGAGCCACAGCCACGCGTTGGCGAAGTCGCGGGCGTCGACCCAGCAGCGGGAGCCTGAGACGCCGTCGGGGCTGGCGTGGACAGTGAGCTTCTCCCCGCGGTAGATGGCGCGGGCGATCTTCGGAATGAACTTCTCCGCAGCCTGCGGGGCAGGGGAAAGGAGATTCATAGTGTTGGTGACCAGCAAAGGAATCCCGAGTGCGCGCCAGTACGAGTAGGCGATTGCCTCCTGCGCCGCCTTCGACGCGGCGTACGGATTGGAGGGGCGGATGCTGTCCCACTCGTGATGCCGGTAGCCCTCGGCAGCCGGCCCGAACACCTCGTCGGTCGACATCTGCAGGAACATCCGCGGCTTCGCCACGCGCGCGTACTCCAGCATGTTCAGCATGAGCTCGACGTTGTTCCGCACGAACGACACCGGGTCGGTGAGGGAGCGGTCGACGTGGGACTCGGAGGCGATGTTCCACACGTAGTCGATCGGGCCGATCTGCTCGGCGAGGATCGGCGTGATCGGAAGCGCCAGGTCGTGGGCGATGACGTCGACCCGGTTGCGGGCGTCGGGCTGTGCGTCGAGGACGGCGTTGATGCGGGCGCCGTCGCCGTGGTGCCGGTACGACACCGGACACGTCACATGCCAGTCCGTGTTCGCGAGGACGTGGGCGAGGACGGTCGAGCCGACGAACCCGGACGCCCCGCTCAGAAGAATGCGCATGCGCGGGATGGTGCCAGCGGATCCGCGATGGTCATTCCGGACGTCGGCGAAGGGCAGCAGGGCTGGCGCCCCGAGGTGCCGTCAGCCCGCCTCCAGCAGGCGCCCTTGCGCCGCCTCCAGTGCTGCAACGCGCTGCTCGTGCGGCAAGTCGAGAGCATCGAGGGCAGCGCCGAGCGCGTTCGCCACCAACTCGCCTTCGAGATCCAGGCGTCGTTCCAAGGCCACCATCACTCCAGCGTCTACAGCCTGTTTCGCCGTGCTCGCGGCGAGCTTGCGTTCCTCACGGGACTGGGCGAGCCACGGCTGTAGCGCCTTGGGCGGCTGAAGCGGATCCCCGCCGCCGGCAACATGCTCGCGCAACTGCTGAAAAATGATGTTGTCGGTCCATGCCGCGCGGGCTGCGGCCGCGCGTACAAGGCCGAGCAGCGCCTCATGCGGGGTGACGTTCCGTTCGGCTGCGAGTTCTTGTGCCATGGCCCATGCCTCCTCAACGTGCTTCTGCCCGCCGCGGTGCCAGATGCAGGTTCCGTACCCGGGATGCGTGGTTCCTTGTCCGGCGGGTTTGTCGCACATGCGGCCGTTCAGGTTGCGGGCGGGGCACCGCGCCGGGTAGGCGGTCATAGGGGTGATTGTGGCCCGGCGCGCGGTGGTGATCTTCCGGGCGCATACGGAGGCCCGGCCACGCACGGGGCGTGAGCCGGGCCAGTCGGCGGTTGCGGGGCTGGTCAGGACACGGCGACGCGCACCGAGTCACCGAGCCAACTGTCCGTGTAGGTCACGTACTCCGGCGTGAATTTGCCTTCGCCTGTGATGCTGCCGGAGACGTTCTCGCCCGGGGCCAGCTTCACGGTGTCGATCTGGTTCTCGTCGGCCGCGAGCTTGTGGGAGTGCTTCGTTCCCTTGCTGTCGGTGATTGCGAAGTACAGCGGGTTGACGCTGATCGTGTCGTCGCTGTTGTTCGTGACGGTCACCTTGACGCTGGTGTAGTTGCTGCCGTCGGCGAGGATGCTCGGGGCGAACGCCGTCTCCTTCGCGGTGACCTTGACGGGCGGGTCTGGCTCGGGCTCCTCTTCGGCGGGCTCCTCCTGCTCCGCCTCAGCCTCAGCCTCAGTGTCCTCGTCGGCGCCGTTGTCCTTGGCGGTGGCGCCGGAGCTGACCGTGCTGCCCTTACTGCTGCTGTCGTCGGAGCCGCCGCCGAGGGCAGCACCGATGATGCCGATGATGACGAGCAGTGCGAAGACGCCGGCGCAGCCGAGGCCGATGGTCTTCCCGGTGCTGTTCTTCTTCGGCGGGGGTGGTGGGGGTGTGCCCCATCCGGGTTGTTGTGGTCCGCCCCATCCGGGTTGCTGCGGGTATTGCTGGCTCAAGGTTCCCCCCTTGTAGCGGTGTGCGTGAGATGGGGGACGTTATCCGATGTAGGTGGGGTGTGAAGGGGTGGGGTGTTTCTGTTACCGGGCTGGAGCGAATCGGTGAAGACGAAAGGGCCCGCTCCCGGGTGGGGGCGGGCCTTCGGCGTGCGCGGGGTCAGGCGTCGTAGACGCATCCCTCGTGCGGGAAGTTGCACGGCCTGGGGTGCGACTTGGAGGCGTCGCGGACGGCGATGATGGCGCCGATCTCGTCCATGCTGAGGCCCTTGACGAGGCGGTAGCTCTCGCGCCAGTAGTCGGCCTCCATGTACTGGGCGTCGTTGTCGGCGAGGAGGGTTGTGGCGATCTCGCGGAGTTCGTCCATGTCGAGGCCTGGTGTGGTGAGGCGGGCGCGGATCGCGTCGATCTGCTCGTTCGTCATGGGGCTGCTGCTGGGCATCAGGGGCTCCTGTCGGCGGCGGGTTGGGCGTATGGCGGGGGTCAGGCGGGGCGCCCCGTCTCGGGCGCCCCGCGGAGTCCTGGTCAGCTCTCCCAGCCTCGGGCGACGTCCCGGGCGCGGCGGAGCGCGGACGCGAGCGGCATGCGCTGCGCCTCCGGGATGTGCATGCTCACGGTGACGTCCCGGACTGCCGAGTCGTAGCGGACATCAGTAACGGTCAGGACCATGCCGCCTTCGACTGGGGCCACGGTGAGCTCGTCGTCCAACGCGGTGGCGTGCTCCCATACGGTGCGGGTGTCGAGGGCGTGGAGCAGGCTGACCATGTAGGTCGTGGTGATGCCGATCTCCGCAGTCTGCGCGTGGCTTGCGGTGATGCGGACCATGATCTCGGCGTAGCCGCGGGCTTCGCGGAGGCCGGCGGGGATGACGCGCAGGGTGGTGGCGTCGGGGGTGGTGTGCTCCCAGGGTTGGGGGGTGAGTTCGGCGATGACCTGGTTGAGGGCGGTGTGGAAGTCCACGGGGGTTCTCCTTCGGGTTCAGGCGGGTGTGATGGAGTGGGCGCGGACGCAGGACGCGACGGTCCGCCCGGTGTCGTCTGCGAGTTGGAAGCGGACGGCGCCGTCGCCGAGGTTGCCGCAGTTCAGGCACGTGCAGGGGTAGGTGCGGTGGGTGCCGTGGAGATCAGTGAGGGTGCCGTGGTAGCGGACGCGGGTGCCGGGTTCCCAGCGGATCAGCGGGTTCAGCATGGCGGCGTTCCGATCCGGTCAGGTAGGGGTGAGTGAGGTGGGTCGGACGTGCCATGCCGCGGTGCGGCCGGTGTCGGGGTCGGTGAGTTTGAAGCGTGGCTGGTCGATGGCGTGGGCGCGGCGGCAGGAGCAGAGCCACGCGCGGTAGGTGCGGCCGCGCTGGTGGGTGATGCTGCCGTGGTAGGTGACGGGCTGGCCCTCGGTGTACGGGTAGGTGAGCACGAGCGGGGCTCCTCAGGCGGCGAGTGCGGTGGCGAGCCAGAGGACGGCGATGAGGACCGGCTGTCCGCTGGCGTAGGCCGCTGCGGTGAGCTCGCGCACGGGGGCATCGATCGTGGCGAGGACGGCGCGGGCGGTGTCGGGCAGGTGCTCGTCGGCGGGGTGGCAGGCGATACCGAGCATGCGGGCGAAGGTGTCGCCCTGGCGCATGCGGTAGGCGTCGGCGTGGTTGGCGCGGTCGTTGAGGATCGGCTGGTTGTAGCCGACGGGGAGGCGGCGGCGGTCGATCTGGGAGAGGTAGTTGTCGGCGGCGGCCTGGATGATGCGGCGGCGGCCTGGGGTGGTGTGGGTGAGGGCGGTGAGGGCGTGGCGGGTTTGGCGGGTTTGGGTGGGGGTGGTCATCGGGGTCTCCTTGCGGGCCGTGCTGGCCTGGGTCGTCTGCTGCGCCGTGGAGTTGGTCTCAGGCGGCCTCCGCGTAGCGGGAGGCGAGCAGGTGCTGCGTGCCCTTGTAGCTGTAGAGGCCCTCGTACAGCGCCTCGTCGACGACCCCGTAGGCGTAGACGTGAATCCAACGGCCGGTGGTGCGGTGCTGCGTCCAGACCTTGACGGTGTCGCCGCCGTTCGCCGCGCGGTAGGCCTTCGCCACGTGCCGGCCGAACCAGCTCTTCACGCCGTCCTTCAGATCTCCGCCGCCGACCCGCTCCAGGAAGTCGCCGGTCCGCACGAGCCGGCCGGCTTCGACGGCTGCGGCGATGTGGCCGGAGAGGGTGCGGTAGCCGAGGGCCTTGGTGGTGCGGACCGCGGTGCGGAGGGTGTTGCGGCGGGTGCGGGTCTTGGCGTTCATCTCGGGGTCCCCTCGTTGCGGTGATACCTACATGGTAGGCCTACCGCATTACGCATGTCAACTAGACTAGGCCTATCCAATGAGGCAAACTGGGGGTATGCCCACCACCGCCGAACTCACAGCCATCCGTACCCGCTACGAGGAAGCCGTCGCCGCCGCCGAAGCCGAACGCACCGCCGCCGTGAAGGCGGCCCTCGCCGCTGGCACCCCGCAGAAGGACCTCGTCGACGCCACCGGCTACACGCGCGAAACTCTGCGCCGGATCGCCAACCCCGAGGCAGCCGAGGCCATCCGCAACGCCCGCCGGACGAAGAAGGAGCAGACCGCATGAGCTACCGCCCGTACCCCAACCCGACCCGCGCCCGTCACCAGATCGAGCGCCACGACGACGAGACCCCTCCGCTGCCGGACGGTTCGGGGCGTCCGCTCTCGCCGTTCGAGCAGCACGTCATGGCGGGCGTGGAGGGTATGGGTGAAGCGCTGCGCCCGCAGTTGGAAGCGATGGGCAGGTCCCTGCTCGCCGCGTTCCGGCCGCGCCCGGCGAGCAGCGAGGAGAAGACCGCATGAGCACCGTCTACACCGTCGACGAACTCTCGACCATGCACAGATGCCCAGGACGAAGCGACTTCTCCACCGAAGAGGCATACCAACTGACCGCAGGAACGTACTTCGCGTTGATGCGTGAACGCGTACTCACCAAGGCCGAGACGACTGCCCGCCGTGAGGCATTGGCCGACATCTACGCCGGCAACGGACACGTGATCGCGTTCGACTATTGCGGGACTCCCATCAAGCGCGGCGACACGGTCCGGGCGTGGCGGCACGGGAAAGGCTTCGGCTGCGTCGTGCGGTTGGTGGACAGTCACCGCCTCTCTGATGATGTGAACAGCCCGTTCAGGGTCGAGCTTGTGCGCTGTGATGACGGCGTTGAGGTGGAGCGTTGGTCGGACCAGGTTCAGAGTGAGGAGACGAGCACATGAGCGACAACGCCACCCCCGAGCCCGAGCCGCAGCCCCTCTCCGGGAAAGACATGGAACGCCTGCTGCTCCTCGCCGACTGGAGTGGACCGGCCCCTGCCGAGGCGCTGGGCTGGACGGAACGGACGTTGGACGAGGCGTTTGAGCGGAACAACGCGGAGTTGAGGCGAGCAGCCGAGCGGCTCAGTGAGCGCCCGACGACCGGCGAGGAGCAGACCGGATGAGCGCAGCGACGCCCGTACCAGGCACGACCCGCTACCTGTGCCCCCTCGAATGCGGCTGGCACCACGACGTCCCGCCAGTCAGCCTTGAGCGGCTCGCCGAACTGGGCGCCGCCATCGACCCGGCCGTGGACGTCAGCGACGTGACCTCGTTTGCGCGCCAGGCGTACCTCGCGGAGGCGCGGCAGACGGATGCCGTGGCGCGGGAGCATCTGGCCACGCACACGACGGAGCAGTTCGTACGGACGATCCAGGTCCTGCGTGCCGAGGTGGCCGCGCTTCGGGACCGCCCGACCAGCAGCGAGGATGCGACCGAGTGAGCGCCCTACGCCCCGCCACGCTCGACGAATACCTGACCTGGCTACGCGCCTGGCTCACGCCCTGCCGGCCACCCACGCACGCCTACGACTACCCGTGGTCCCGGTGGACGTGGCTCACCGCCACCCGCGACTTCACGCTCGGCGGGGAGTGCGGGGCGAACGCTGTGCACATCCTCGTGCCTGACGGAATCGACTACGCGCGCGGCGACATCGGACACAACGAGCTGTACTTCATGAACGGCCCCGTGCAGTGCGGCGGCCTGGTGCCGGTGTTCTCCGACCCGGTGTTCCAGTCGCTGCCTGGTGTGCCGGAGTTCATCGCGGCTGAGCGGCTGAAGGAGGCCGCGTGGATGCGGGAGCAGGATGAGGCCGAAGAGCAGCGGCGACGGATGGCGGCAGACAGCGACGTGCCCCGGTGCGCCTGGTGAGCGGCGAGGAGACGAGCAGGCGAGAGTGGAAGCCGGGCGAGACGATCGGCCCGCAGGACTTCGGGACCACCCCCGCCGGCCCCAACCCGATCGGTGATGCGATGAAGCGGGATCTGGCGCGCCGGGCTGACGAGATGCTCGCGCAGCGAGGAGGCAAACGGATGAGCCGCGAGCACGTCCTCTCCCACCTCTACGTCATCTTCTACGACAACCAGCAAGGCCTCGGCCTCTGCGGCTGCGGCAACCCCGAAGCCGCCTACGACCTCATCCGAGACCTCCTCAGCCTCGCCCCCTTCTACGAAGACTCCCGCTGGAAGACCGCCGAAGCCCTGACCGGGAACATCCCCGGCGCCCACCACATCGTCCTCGGCGCCATGGACCGAGCCGGGCTGATCGAGCACGGATCGAGCCAGAACGGGGCGTGGCTCACAGACAAGGGCACGTGGTGTCTCGCTGCGATGCGGACGGCGGAATTCGACGACCTCGATCAGCACGGCTATCCGCACGATGGTGAGGCGTGCACGGACGCCTGCTGGCGCCTACCCGTCGACGCGTAACCCACCGCATGACGAAGGCCCCGCACGTGGACGGTGCGGGGCCTCTCGCGTGCGGGCTACTGCTCCCCGTCGAACGCGTCCTCATAAAACTTGCCCTTGTCGAACCGGCCGTCCTCATCCAGCCAGCCCTCATCGCCCATGATCTGGTTCATGAGGATCGCCGAGTAGTCGTCTTCCTTCACGTCCTTGCAGGCGTCCGGCTTGCCCTTGCCGTCCTCCTCGAACTGTGCGGCGAGGGCCTTCGTGCAGTCGTTCACGGTGTCGTCGTACGACTTGGAGCAGCCGACCGCGGCGCCGGCGAGCAACAGGGTGGTGGCGAGCAGGGCGATGGTGTGGCGCATGGTCCCCCCAAGGACGTGATGGTGGGCGGGATCGTAGCGGCCGGTACCGACAACCGGTGCGGAAACGGGCGAAGCCCCTGCCGTCGGGGGGACGCGGCAGGGGCTTCTTCAGGGGTTTGCCGGGCGCTACCCGGCGCGAGTCTCCAGTGTGGCAGGCGCGTCAACGACCACGCTGGTAGTCACGCCACATGCCACGCAGCACGAGAACGCAGATCGTCAGGGCGACCGCGACGAGGCCGAGGACGGCGGCGAGGATCGTCAGCCCGAACACCACGAACATGACGACCACGGCCGCGATGGCGAACGCGACCAGGGCGAGACAGCCGCCCGCCGCGTACGCGCCCCACGGGCGGGCCACGATCGGCTGCAACGGCGCGGACTGAACAGCAGGTTGCGGGTACGGCAACACAGGCTCGGCGTACATGGGGTTACCCGCCAGGTCGTAGCCGATCTGCACCGGCCCGCGCTCGGCCGGCAGAAACGGGTTCACGAGGTCTCCTCGGACAAGTAGTAGCGGATCGAGCGGCCGTCCCGCTTGTCGCAGACGCCGTGCCGCATCCACTCGTCGATCGCGCGCATCGCCGTGTCCCGCGACACCTGGCACGCCTGCGCCAGCTCCTTCTTCGTCGCCCCGCCGTCCAGCCCGGCGAACACCCGGTACAGGTCCGGCCACTGGTCGCGGCCCACGTTCGTACCGTCGGGAAAACGCAGCGGCGCGAACTGGGCCACCCACGGCTCATCGGTGAGCACAGGCTGCGGCTCCGTGTCCCGCATGTCGGAGTAGAAGAACCCGACCTCGTCAGCAATGTCGGTGTCGGACACGTACTCGGCCCGGTACACGCGCGGTGTGTCGTGCTCCGGGGTCTGCGCCAAAAACTTGCCGGGCAGGTCGAGTTGCTCGGGCCGCCACCCCTTGGTCTGGCAGCCCTGCCCGAAGATGAACGGCGCGTGCCCGGCCTCACCCGCGCGGGTGGAGATGCGGTTGGCGTAGTTGCCGCGCGCATCCGTCGAGCCACCGAAGACCTTGCGGGACGGCTGCTGGGTGGCGGACACGAACTGGATAGCGAGGAACCGTGCGATCGCCAGCAGACTCTCGTACAGCCCGGACAGCTCCGCATCCTGCCGGACCAACTCGGCGAGCTCGTCCGTCACCACGAAGATCGCCGTGCCGTGCTCCCCCGGCACCCACTTACGGACCGGACCGCGGCCCTCCGCCATAGCCTGCCGGGAGAGTTCGGCAAGGATCGCACCACGGCGATCGCACTCGGCGCGGATGAACTCCAGCAGTTCCCGCGCCTGCACGGCGTTCCCCGCAAGCGCCTTCATCCGGTCGCGCCACGGCCCGAGCTCGGGCTGGCCCGGCTTCATATCGATGCCGTACAGGTCGGCGTCCTCGCACCGGTTGAGGCGTTTGAGGACCAGGTTGACGATGCCGGATTTCCCCCAGTCGGAGGCTCCGGCGACGAGGGTGTGCCGGTACAGCAGGGTGAGGAGGAACGTCTCGCCGTCCTCGTCGCGGCCCAGCATCACGGGCTGACGGCAGGTGGTGACGCCGGTGTCTGTGACCGTCAGGGTCGCAGCAAGCGAGTCGGTCATGGCGACCTTCACGATCAAGTCGTTCGCCTCCGGGCCCTCGGCGAGAGTGAGCCTGCCGGGCGCGCCCATGTTCGACTGCAACTGCTGCGCCCGCTTCACCAGCACGGCGGGGGCGGTGTTCTTCCCGGGCGGCGTCTTGAGGATGCACGACCACGAACCATCGGGTGAGCGGTGGAAGGCGTGCACGGCCAGCGGCACCGTGCCGGTGAGGGCGTGGAATCCGCGGCGCAGCACGGTCTCCTCCGGGCTCGCTCCGGTCAGGCCCGGGTCGGCGGCCTCCAAACCGAGCGCCTCCGGCAGTGTGCCCTTGGCCTTGACGGTGTCGACGTGCAACTTGAGACGCGCGTTGCGCTGCAACGCGAGCCACGGCCCGTACACCCCGTACGCCGCCCCGGTTGTCAGGGCCCACGCGGTCGCCGTCGGCCACGAAAACCCGGCCGCCACGGCGGTGGTGATGTCGCCGAGCGCGAGAAACCCGCCAGCGCCGAGGTGGGTGATCGCGGGGGCCTTGCTGCGCATGCCGGCCACCGCGGCCGCACCGGACACGACGGCGAGGGTGCCGTACCCGACAGCGGTCCCGGCGCCGTCCTGGGCCAGGCCGAGCCCGGTGATGGCGGTGGTGGCTGCGGCGGGCGCGAGTTCGTAGCGCCGTCGGGACAGCCACTGCCCGAGCCTGGTGGTGCAGTAGACGCAGCGGGTCCAGCGTGACGACGACGATGACGACGACGACCCGGAAAGCCCGTGACCGGGGATTTTGTACTCCGAGGTGGCGCCAGCGTTCGTCATCGTCATCGGGATCGGCGTGTACACAGGCTGGTTCATGCGGTGGCCTTGGCGGTGTAGAGGGCGGCGCCGGCGCCTGCGGTGAGGATCCACAGGACGACGTCGATCACGTGGCGGACAGCACGCAGGAGCACAGCGAGTGTGGCGGCCAGGACCAGCACGGACGCGCCGAGGGTGCGCCATACGGGCGCGCCGACAGCGTGAGCGAGCGTGCCGACCACGGCCGTGTACCCGACGACGGCAGCGAGGAGCGGGGCGTTCGGGAGCCAGGACGCGGCGAGGATCGCAGCGAGCAGACCTGCGGCGGCGGTGAGGAGAAGCGTCGGCTTCGTCACAGGTACGGCCCTTCTGCCGTCTTGCGCGCCTTACGGACGGCGGCGGCGACGGAGTCCCGGTTGGCCTCCGGACGGACCCGCATGATCGCCTCTGTTACGTGCTTGTTGTCGCTCATCTTCCCGACGAAATCGCGAGCGAGATCGGCCACGCTCGCGACGGGTTCGCGAATCTGATTCGCCGTGTTGACCAGCGGGTTCGGGGCGAGTTCGGCGGTGCGATCGCGAGCGAGTTCGCCGAGGACGGACCGCAGGCTCGCGAACTGTTCGGTGAGCGCGGCGACTACCGGACCGGGTTCGGGTTCGGCACGCTCGGCGGCCGGATCGTCGACCGTGACCGGGGTGCGCCGCTTCAGGTCGGCCCGTGTGGTGATCTCCTTGATGCCCACATCGAAGTCGACCTCAAGGCGTTCCATGTCGACCTTGCCCTTGGCCCGGATCGCGGCGATGTCCTCCGCAGCCTCACGCTCGATCTGCGCGGCCTTCAGGCGGGCCTGGTACTCGCTGTCGCGGATCACGTCGTTGATCTCGGCTTCCTGCTCCACGGTCAGCGCGGTCGGATCGTAAGAGCGGAGGAGCCGGAGCCGAATGTCACCGACCCACGAGATTTTGGCGACGATCGGGGGGAGCGCGCCGGCGAACGCGGCAGCCGGGGTGATGGTCCAGCCGTGCCAGGCGAGGAGGGCGCAGGCGACGACGAGCGTCACCCATTCCACGACCTCGATGACGCGGCCGCCGATCCGCTTGTAGGAGAGGTACTGGACGACTCCCCATAGACCGTCGACGGACACGGCGGCGAGGATGCCCCAGGCGCCGGACTCGATGAGGTCGGTGATGGACCAGCCAGTCCAGCACAGCGACACCGCGGTGAAGACCAGGGCGATCGGGGTGAGAGTCGTGAGGCGGCGCTCAGTGGCCGGCTGTCGACTGGGGCTGGTCATGGCGGCGCTCCTAGGCGTCGTAGAAGTAGCGGGCGGTGGCGCCCTTGTCGGTGGCTTCCTTGCGGATCCGGTCGACTTCTTCGCGGACGACGGTCACGGCGTCGCCGAGCTGGGTGAGGTCGAACCACTCGCCGTTCTTGCGGTAGTCGGCGAACCGGCGATGCAGCTCTCGTTCAAGCTGTTCGTGTCCCGGGAGTGACCATGCGACGGTGAGCTTGCCGGGGCTTCCGGTCTGAAGTTCTCGGGCGCGTTGTTCTGGCTTCACGGCGTACCCGATCTTGACCAGCTTCGAGTTGCTCGACTTGATCACGTACACGTGCGTCTGTCGCTGGGCCTTGGGCGCCGTGCGCTGGACTGGCGCGCTTTGAGGCGGCGAATACTGGGGCTGAGTTGGGGCCTCGTCGCGGATGTGGCGGTGTTTTGGGTCTGACTGGTGGCCAAAGAAGACGACCTGCCGCGCGTCCTCCGCCGCTCTCGCCATAGCAGCGTTGCCGGCGCCGATCGCGTAGCCGCACAGCGCGTTCACGTGGTTGAAGATCGCGGGGTCCAGGTTCCGGGCTGCGTCGCTGATCTGGCTGACAAGCTCCGTGATTCGGCCGTCGACGTGCACCCCGGGCCGGGCGATGGCCTGGTTGACGATCCCTGATGCGTAGTTGTAGTCGAACGTGTAGTCGCCGATGTTGCGGGCCTGGGGCTGCTTGCTCGTCTGCGCGTCCTCTTGCGGATGCTGCCTGGTCTTCCAGAACACGTGTGCGGCTCTCCTGGCGGTCTCGTGCGGTGGGTGGCTGTGGGAGGCCGCCCCCTCGCGTGGGGGTATTGCGAGGGGGCGGCGGCTGTGGGGGTTTAGCGTCGGGCTGCTGCTTGGGCGGCGGCCTTGCGTGCGGCCTCTGCGGCTTCGGCGGCGGCTTTGGCTGCGGCGACGCGTTGTTGGGTGAGGTGCCAGGCGGCGTTGGCGTCGTCACGGATGTTGCTCACAGGGAGCCTCCGGGGGAGCGACGCGGGAGGCTGTCTTCCGGATGGGGGCGGGGTGCGGGGACCGGGAGGCGTTGCGGGAGGTCGCCGCCGGGCCGCTGGTGCTCGGGGGTGGGCTGTGGGGTGGGCTGGTCGTTACGCTTCACGCGGACCTGCTCCTTCGTCACGGTTGCGGGTGGGTCCGCCCCCGGCCCATATGGCGTTCGTAGCGCCGGGCCGGGGGCTTTGTTCATCACCGGAAGGGCAGTCGCTCCCGTCCGTTGCATGGGGACCATACGCCGATGTATGGTCCCCATGCAAGTAGGTCGGAGCGCGCCGCTTCCTGCCAGCAAGAGAGGAGCGGGCGTGGACGACGAGATCGAGGAGGTGCGGCGGGTGACGGAGGCTCTCGGGGCGATCGACCACATTGCCGACTTGGAGCAGCGAGTGCGAGCGAGGAACCGCGTGCTGGCAGCCCAGGCCGAGGTCATGGAGGACTGGCACAAGGAGCGCCGAGACCTCGTTAAGGCCATGCGGGATCAGGACCCGCCCGTCCCGATCCGGAAGATCGCTCAGCGTCTGGAGATGTCGCCCGGCGTGGTGCAGGACATCATCCGAGGCCACACCGGCTCGTGGAAGAACCGCGAGAAGAAAGACAAGGCCAAGCCGGCCGAATAGGAGCGGCCGAGCGGTGAGTAAGCACCGCCCGGCCGAGAGCACCAATTGGAGTCAGCGCACTGTGACTGTATCGAACAAGACGGATAGGGCAACCCGGCGAGCGGCCGTGTACCGCCTGTACGCCCCCGACGGGACACTGCTGTACATAGGCTCGTCGTACAACCCGGATAAGCGCTGCGAGGTACACCGTCGCGCGCCGTGGTGGCGTGAGGTTGGGCGCCGCACCGAGGAGTGGTTCCCGAACAGATCTCAGGCGTATACGGCCGAGACGAAAGCGATCTGGCGCGAGAAGCCGAGGCACAACGTCGCCTGTACGGCTGAGGGCAACGCGCGTCGGGCGGTCAGGGCGCAGGCGCAGGCTCCGCTGTATCGGCGTCGGGCGAGGGCTGCGAGCTTGGCGGATAAGGCGCGGGCGGCGGCAAGGCCGAGCTTCCTCTCCCTCTGGGATCCCAGGGAGCCCGTCCAGCCGGTGCTGGACATGCTGGATGCGCTGGACAAGGCGTACGCCAGGGCCCAGGCCGATCCGTCGTGGGTTCCCGCGCGGTACGTGTCGCGAGCGGAGGTGGCAGTTCCCGAGATGGTGGCCAGGCTGCAAGGACTGGGCTGGTTTGGGAGGTCGGGAATGTATGCGCGGGTCCAGAGCAAGCTCGCGAAGGAGCTGAGATCCGAGGGAGCGGACTACGAGGAGGTCGTCGTGGTGATGGCTGTCGCCACGGCTCGGGTCAACGAGCTGGTCGACATGCTCGCCGAGGATTGATCCCGAGGAGTGGCGTCCGTAGCCGTCCACGACGAAGCCCCCGCCGACGAGAGATCGGTGGGGGCTTCGCGTTGCCCGGCTGTCCATCGGGCGTGTAGCAGCGCGGGGGCCCAGCCATGGAAGCCGCCCGCACCACGAAGCGTATCCGCCGGGTACGACAACGGGCGCCCGCTCTGGGGAAGCAGGCGCCCGGTCTCCGGGGGCCTCTCACCCGCGCGACGTGATCCCCCGGTACGGGGCGCCGCTCGGCGGGAGGGTCCAGTCACCTGGTCCCGGCCTTGTCCCGGCAGACGGCTTCAGGATGCCACGGACGGGCGCTGCTGCTCCTCGGCGATTGCGCGGGCGGCGGCGTGCAGTACGTCGGCCGGCAGGATGATGGCCTGCTCCCCGGGGCCGATGCCCGCGCCGTGCTGGGCGAGTTCGCGGGCCGAGATGTTCGGTACGCCGGGCGCCTTGCCGATGATGAGGTAGTCGCCGTTGTCGAGGGCGAGGACGGCCGGGCAACTGCTCTGTCCGGTGCAGCGGTCGGCGGGGCTGATGCCGTAACGGCGGACGATCTTCAAGGTTGCTCCTCGTGGTGGGTGTCGCGCATGTGGTCGGCCATCAGCGCGCGGGGTACGAGGCGGCAGTCTTCGCAGCGGGGGCACGGGTCGCGGACTTCGACGGCGGCGGCTGGGCTGGGCTTGTCGGTGGCCGGGTTGAGGATCGCGGTGTGGAGTTCGGCGAGCCGCATGTCCCACCAGCGGGCCAAGATCACGCCGAGCGGCGGCGGTCCGGCTTTGACCCAGCGTTCGTACAGGTCGATGACGCGGGACACGTCGGCTTCGGCGCTGCGGTGGAGCGCGGCGAGGACTGCGGCGGTCTGCCGGTCCACGGTGGGCGCGGGCTGCTCACGGAGTCCGGCCCGGTCGGGCGCGGGCGTGCCCGCGTCGCCGTACAGCAGCCAGTCCACCGACACATCTGCCGCTTCGGCGATGAGCGCCATGTCGAGGCTGGTGGGGCGGTGGCCGAGATGGAGGATCCCGGGCAGTCGGCGGCTGATGTGTGGGGCGAGTTGGCGGCCTGGTGCGGGCAGTGTGAGGCTGCGGATGCGGGCGGTTCGCGCGGCCGTGGTGTCGGTCGCTTGGGTCGTGGCCGGGCCGGACACGGGCGCGGGCTCTGGCTTGCAGCAGTCGCAGGACGGCGGGCACGGGCATTCCGCCCCGTCCTGATGCGGCGGGCATACGGGGGCCCAGAGGCCGACGATCGGCGGGGAGTCGGACACGGGCGCGGGGTGGTCGAGGGCGCTCCTGATCATGCGGATCGTCCAGCGGGCGCCGCAGTCGAAAGTATCGGTGCGGCCGGAGTTGTTGGCGACGGGGGGCAGTTGGGTGATGCGCTCGCATTCGGCACGCACGCGGGCGAGGGCGGCCTCGGCGTGTTCGGCTCGGGTGCGCATCTCCACCCAGTCCTTGCGGAGCCGGTCGGCCTCACGCCCCAACGAGTCCCGCTCGGCCGTGATGCGCTCAACCCGCTGGTAGTGCGGCTCCCACCGCGCGGGGACTTCGAGCCCGGCAGCCTTGGCGATCGCTGCGACGGTGTGCAACGGCACGTAGGCGTGGGCGTCGCTGATCTCCCACTGGTCAACGGCCCGCCTGTAGGTGGCGAGTTCTGACTCCAGCTTCTGGGAGCGGAGGTTGAGGCGGCGGTTCGTGGCACGCGCTGCATCCCGCTCGGCTCGGAGTTGGTCGCGTTCGTCGGTGGTCCGGGTGAGGAGACGACCCGCGGCGGCGCTCGTCGCCTGCAGGTGGGACAGGCGCCCCTCGGCAGTGGGCTCTGCGTGCTCCTCGGCCACATGCCGCTCCCGCTCCAGCAGCGCCGACGTCTGCGTGTGATGGCCCAGGCCGAGCCAGCCATCGCACGCCTCGGTCCCCCAGCAGCGGAACACCCACAGCCGGCGGCCGCGCTCGGTGTACTCCTGCACCGTCATGGCGCCGTCGGGATCGAACGGGGCGACGCTGATCTCGGCGCGGAGGGTGTGGGCGTAGGGCTTGTCGACGGGGAGGGCGTGGTCCCAGCGGTCGGCGAGGGTGTTCATGCGGGTGCGGAGGCGGTCGCGTTGTGCGGCGATGGCGGCGGCGTGCTGGCGGGCTTGATCGCGTTCGCGGTACAGCCGGTCGAGGTCGTCGCTGGTCAGCTCGTCGAGCTTCAGTCGGGCGGGCGGGCGCGGTTGGGCTTCGGCCGCGTGGCGGTCGAGCGCGTCGGGTTCGCAGTTCATGCGGTGCTGCTCCTGGGGTTGTCCGAGCCGGGTTCGTCCCATGCGACGGCTCCGCACTCGCGGCTGTTGATGACGAGCGGCGCGGCGTGTGGGCCGGTGTGGCCGGCGGTGTCGGTGCAGGTGGATTCGGGATAGGTGTAGTGCGGGAGGCCGCACAGACGGTCGGTCATGCGGACTCCAGGGTGTCGAGCAGGGCGGCGATGTCCTGCTGCGCCCGCTCCAGGCGGCGGCGCAGCGTGGCGGTCTTCTTGTCGCCCTGCGCGGGCAGCGGCTCCGCGAAAGGGCCCACTCCCTGCAGAGCGCGGCTGATGACGTCGGCGGGGTCGGCGCCGAGGGTCTGGCAGATCGCAACCCAGTTGTGGAGCGGCAGGTGTTGGGTGCCGCGTTCGATGTTGGCGATGGAGCTGCGGGTGAGGCCGATGGTCTTGGCGACCTGTTGTTGGGTGAGGCCGCGTTGGTCGCGGAGGTCGCGGAGTTGGGCGCCGATGGTGGGGTAGAGGGCGGGGAAGTCGCGGCGGGCGTACCAGCGGCCGGTGTCGTCCCAGGCGAGGAAGCCGTGCCGGTGGTCTTCGTCTTCGGGGTGGGGTGGGAGGGCGCATTGCACGGTGGCGTGGCCGTCGTTGATGTGGCTGGTGCAGACGTTGCGCGGGGGCTGGTCGGTCATGCGGTCTCCCGTGGGATGCCGGTGTACGGGCAGAGGGTGTCGATGCTCTGGTGGCGGGCTCCGCAGTGGCAGCGCCAGGGCCGCCATCTCGGGGGGAGGAGACGGGTCACGGCTGGCCTCCGAGGATGGCGCGGGCCACGGCGACGGCTGGGGCAACGACTTCGCTGCACGCTTCGGGGCCTTGGTCGCAGCACAGGAAGCCGTCGTCGTGGTGCTTGGCCGCCTGCTCCAGCAGCTTGGCCATCGGTTCGGCTGCAGGTCCGGGAAGGGCGCGCATCTTGGCGGCTGCGGTGTGCAATTCCTGGGCGGGTGTGGTCACAGGTAGCTCCCGGCGGGTTGGATGTCGGTGAGGGTGAAGAACTGTGCGGCGGTGATGTGTTGGCCGCGGAGGTCTGGCGGGAGGAGGGGCGTGTCTTCGTCGTCGTCCCAGTCGGGGGTGCAGTCGGCCCAGTCGGGGGCGAAGAGGTCGCTCACGGCTGCTCACCGTCGTCCGTGTCGTCGTGGCACGCGCACGGGCAGTCGGTCTCGCCGTCCTCGCAGCAGTCGATCGTGATGCCGGAGACGTGGTGGAGGGCAGCGCGGCGGCGAGCGGCTCGGGCTGCTTCGTCGGCGGGTGCGGTCATCGCCGCGCCTCCGGAGCGTTGAGCTGCTTGCGTACCCATTCGGCGTCGGACTCGGCGACGTGCGCGCCAGCGGAGCGGGCGACGATGATCTGTGTTGGCTGCCCGTCGCCGTCGCGCGCTGGTCCCACGTAGGCGTGCCAGGGCTGGCTCCCTCCGGTGGGTGGGGTGTGGGTGGGGTCGCAGTGGGGGCAGGCGTCGGGCTGGATGTCGGTCATCGGGTGCTCCTGTGTGCGCGTGCGGTTTGGTAGAGGGCGCGGCCTGCCCAGCGGAGGGCGAGGAGGATCGCGGAGATGAACGGGG